TAGAACAAATATATAAATTGAACATGTTAAATATTTTATCAAATAAGATGTTTTTAGATATAGAATTAAGTAATTATCCTAAACTGGTTAGCGAAGGAATTATATAAAAATATTTTATATATATAAATAATGAATATATATAAACCAAAAATAGATAGAACAGCTAAAAAAGTAGGATTATTTTGTAATGCACGAGATGAAAAAAATATTAAAGAATGGGCAGCACATCATTTATTAATAGGATTTGATGTAATAATAATATTTGACCATAAATCTATCATTCCCTTAAAAGAAGTATTCTCAAATTTTGATAAAAGGGTATCAATAATTAGAATTGAATTAAATGAAGGGAATATAAAGCAAACATTAATGAATAATGCTATAAATATAGCAAAAAAATTAGATTTAGATTGGTTTATATATTTAGATGCAGATGAATTTTTAATATTAAACAAACTGTTTAAAGGTGTAAAACATTTTTTAAAAACATATTCTTATGGTGATTCGATAGGTATAAACTGGTTAATGTTTGGTACAAATAATTTAATAGAAGAACCAAAAGGTTTAATATTGGAAAATTATAATCGCTCTCATAAATTTTTAGACCAACATGTTAAATCATTTGTTCGTACAAATGAGGTAATAAAATCAGATAATCCACATTATTATCATATAAAAAATAAAAATAAAATGATAGGTATAAATTTTAAAGTATTAACACCTCTATATTGTTATAATAATGTGTCTATACCATTTTATAAATCTCCAGCATATATAGCTCATTATGTATATCAATCAGAGGAAACATATATAAATAGAAAAATAAAGTTGAAAGGAGATGACGGAAGTGTACGTTCAGATATGGGCAAAGAAATACATAATCATTATAATGATGATATAAATTTGCAACCACAAAAATATTTAAAACAAATAAAAGATTTTTTGAATTTCAACTAAAAAACCCAGGATTTTTTTTAAAAGCAGCAATTTCTTTTTGACGTTTAATAAATGCAACTTTATCTAAATCAAGCATAGCTGGTGTGTAGTTAGTTTGTCTTCTTTCAATATCACTATAATCCATTCTTTGAGTAACAGTCAAAGGAGTGATTAAAAACCATTTATGGATAGCCTGAAGATTAAACCAATATCTATCAATAGCATAGATTATATGATTATAAGGTTCTTTCATTAAATGTAAAATACCATCCTTATAATTTTTTATTAGAGTATCATAGTAATGTCTTTTAACTAAATAACCAGTAGTAGTTTGACAATGTGTAACTTTAACACATTCGTCACTAATTTTGGTATAAGGTGGCATATTATTTCCAGCAATTAAAACTACATCAAAATCAATATTGCTGGAGAGAAATTTATTAAATTGAGTAACAAATAAATTAGGGTCAGTAAATAATATATCATCTTCAACAATTAATATATGTTCCCAATTATTTAATTTTGCGGTTTCGAGTAATCTAAGATGACTCATGCTACAACCGATAGCTCCATTATCCATTCTAATGGCATTAAATCTCTCTGGTTTAATTCCAATAATGTTAAGTTGTTCTTCAACATGGTTTTTTCTATCAGGTCTAGAAGGAAGATTAATATAAAATGCGTGTTTTATATCCGAAATAGAATTCATAAATAAATAATAAAATAATCTTTAAATAAAAATCTCTCGAATTAAATAGAATGATTAGTGAAAGTTATACAAAAGAAGAGAAGTTAGTAATTGCAAGGCATATAAAGAATATAAATATGGAAGATGTAGATGAAGAAATGAAGAAATTAATAAAGATTGGAGAGAAAGCAAATATGATATCAGAGAGGTCAAATGTAGGAAATGATATAGTTGATTATTTTACATTTGTATCTCGATTAGAAACAAAAGGTAAGTATGATGTTAATTATTTTGAGTTTTTAGTTAATTTAGAGATATTTAGAGAGAAAAAGTTTATACAGACGATGTTAAAATATTATGAGGATGTAAAGAATAAAAATAACACTAAACATGAGTATAAAGTTTTGAAAGAGGTATATAATATATGTATAAGTGCAATAAATATAATGAGACCGTTAAATTGTATGGAGATATATACACGTTTTAATGCCAAAAGAGTGTTAAATTTTTGCGCAGGATGGGGAGGTTCAACAGTGGCAGCAGCTGCGTTAAAATTAGAAGCTTTTTATGGTGTAGAAATAAATTCTGATTTGAGTACACCTTACGATAATATGCTAACATATTTACGCACAAAATCTGACACCGAATTTAGCATCCATTTTGCAGATGCTGCGAAATTTGATTATTCCATATTTGACTATGACACGGTATTCTCGTCTCCGCCATATTATTTTATCGAAAAATATGCAAACAACATTGGCTACAAATCGAAAAAAGAAATGGATGAGAAATTTTATAAGCCAGTTTTTACGAAGACATATTCACATCTCAAAAAAGGCGGACATTTTATTATTAACGTTTGTAAGGAAGTTTATGATAACGTCCTTAAAAAAATATTTGGTGATGCTCATTTATCATTTCCTCTTAAAAAATCTAAACGACAAAATAATCACACTGAAATGGTTTATGTTTGGCTAAAACACACCACCTAAACCAACCCTGGCACTTGCTTGTGCTCTAGGTTTTGCTCCCACGTAAGCTGCATATTGCGGCGAAAATTTATTTGGCGGAGGTCTCGAACCAGGTCTCTGTGCATGAATTGGTATCTTAGATATATGACCATTTTGAATATGAGGTTGATATATTGGTTGCTGAGGAGACCTAACACTATATTGATTGTGTATTTGTTGACGCATTTGATGATAGTTATGATAACCTAATAAATTTTCTGATTTTTCTCCTTCTTGTTCATCTTCATCTTCCTCATTTGATTTAACAAAATTATTATATATATCCTCTTCAATATCCTTTTGTCTATCTTCATGAATTTGTTTTAAAAGCTCTGGAGGAACTAATTTACCCATATTTACTAAGTATTTTGCAACATTTTCACGCTTCTCTCTAGTTGTTGGATAATGTGGGATATTTGACCAATCTGTTGTTGTTATGACTGTCTTTTTTGTCTCTTTAAGTTTATCTGGATTTATTATCTTACGTTTTGGTTCTCTTAAATCATAATTATAGTATTCTTCTGCACCAAAAGGAATATGTGTTAAAAATGTTTTTACATTTACTATTTTTATATTTGAATTATGAACAACAAATATATTATCATTTGGATTTTCTGATTTTTCATCTATACTATATTTTAATTGTGTTATGGTTCTTAAACCATCCATACCATCATCATATTCACCCCTCCATGGGTCCTTCTTAGATATTATTCTTGATATTCCATCAAAAAGCTGTAAAATTTCTGGACTACCAATATTATAAAATACACTTCTATCCACTTTTAATCCAACTCTATCACATCGTTTTTGTAAAACATTATCTTCCATTCCCCATCCCCAAAAACATGGAAATCCGTTTGTCTTTTCAAAATCACTACCTTTCATTACAACTATTCCGCCTAATGCATATTTAAAACCATAATAATGTTTTACAATACCATGATTAGTTTCATAATCAAAAATTTTACTAAATGGAATTGTGTCTACATCATTAAAAATAAAAGTAATATCTTTATAATGTTCCGGATATTTATTACGAGCAGCAATAAAACCTATATTTTTTATAGCACCTCTATTAAAAGTTCTTGCATCACATTGATGAGAGAAAAAAATTTCATAATCATCTTTATCCTCTAAAATAAAACTCATGTACTTACAGAAAAAAAATTTGTGCTGAACACGATTTCTGTAGGGAACTATAAAAATACGTTTTGGAATTTTAACAGATTCAGTCATTATAGTTATGATTAAGTTTTTATTTTTATAATTAAAACTTAATATAAAGTTTAATTTATACTGTTTCTAAATTATATTTCTTTAATATAGCAGCAGGAACTAGATTTCCATCCTTTGATATCTTCTCTAACTTTTTATAACATTTATTGATTGTTACTTCACTTGTTTCACTTACATTTTTTACATCCTTTTTACTTATATTTAATTTACATAACTGTGCAATGTAATAAACAACACCTGCTGCAATAGAAGGAGGAGTATTTTCTGGCATTACGTCCATCTTCTCAATTTTCATTGAAATAAATTGACATAGCTTTGTTAACTCATTATTTATATTTAATTTACTGCAATATCTCTCAATAAATGCTTCTGGTTTTGTCTTACCAAAATTTGTCTTCTCTTTATTATCCATATCCTTCTCTAAATCATTAATAATCGATAACGCATTTTTACAACCTTTTGTTGCACTAGTAGCATCTAGATGAAATATTTGAGCAATTTCTTTTGCTGTTCTTGGATAATTATTTATTCTACATGCAATATAGATAGAAGCAGCAATAATTCCATCACGATTATCTCCTCTAAATCTTGAATCAGATTCTGATATTTTTTTGTGATATACAATTGCGTCATCAATTATTAATTTAGGAATACCAGAATGCTGAGCCATTGTCGTAATAATTTGAAACTCGTCATATTGAGATTTCTCCTTATAAGGCATTGATTGCCATTCAGTATAACGTCTTATCTTCCTCATCTCATAACTCATTGGACCACAACATAATACCTTACAACCATATGATGACTCTTGTAAAAGCGGATTTATTGGCATACCACATCTAGTTGGGTCTGAATTCTGATTATCATCTGCTCCATAATATCTCCATTCTGCTGTTTGGTCTACTAAATCTTTATAAATAATTCCACATTTATTATTCATACATGTCAAAAACCCCTCTTCAGAAAATGCTAAATTACTCTCACATCGCTCACAAAATTCTCGACTACCTGAACCATAAATACATTCCAAAGGAACTAGGACCTTTTCTGGATTTTCAATCTCTGAATCAAATATATTCCAAAGTTCAGATTTATTTATATTTGTATTTTTTCGTTTTTGACTTTTATCTTTGTTCATCATTCTATATTATCATTAATTAGATTAAATATTTTTAATTCAATTTTATTTATATTTTTTTTATATATATTTTTTTAAGATTGTATATTATATGGGAAATAGCACATCAACAACTAAAAAAGCAGAATCTGAATTTGAAAACTTTTATGATGTAATTGATTACATTGCAACTTACTACATATTAACTATGGATTTTAAGAGTTTAAGCAAACTTTCAGAGAAAGCATATTGTGATAAATTAGTTATTTTAACATCCGATATTGTTGACAGATATTTTAATGAAATTGAAGTCACATTTTTAGCTCAAAGAATTAAAGAAGGTGTAGAAGTTAATGATTTAAACAAAGAAAGACTGAGATACATTAATAAAGATAATCTAGAAAGTTTAGATGTTTCTAATGACGCACAAAAAAGTGTCCGTAAAAAGCGTATATGTATTGGTATTGCTAAATTTTATGTCAAAATTGCACATATATTTGCAGCAATTGTAATGACTATTAACCCTGTCTATACTTATAAAGATGCTACTGGACAAACTATTAAAACAACACTTCTTGAAAAAGATAAAATACCTAAAAATGTTAATCGAAAATTATTTAAGTTAAATATTTGTGATAATAGAATTAGAGCACTTAAAAAAGGTGAGTTTTTAGATGAACAAACTGGTAATGTAACTATTCAGCCACGTGTTTGTGATATTAATACTGGCAAAGATGGCTTACCTAAAACACTTGAAAATGAACCTGGAATTCCTGAACTTTTACGTCTTTATTTAGATGACAAATATGATTATTCTAATGGAAGCTTTTTAGGGATGACTGAAGAGACTGAAAAAATATTTCGTAAAGATTTAAATTTATTTTATACAGCTTTTACTGGCAACCAAGATATGCCGGATACCATTAAAAAATTTAGCGATATCAGACTTCGTGATTATAGCAAAAAACCTGGTTGTCAACAATCTAATCCTTTTTTAAGAGGTAAATATACTCTTAATAAAAAAGATGAACTATTTGTTAAGTATGCCGACAATATTAAGACTATGATTCAAAGTGCAGCCGATAATCAATATAAGTTACTAGAAGTTATTAACGAACTTTTTACTTATGTTAATGATCCTTATACAGGTAAGCGTGTAATTAGAATTAATCCTAAACTAACTGATGAATTATTGCAAAAAGCTGTAGAAAAAACTAGAAAATTTATTGTTAACTTATATGTTAAATGCGAAACTGATTATGTAAATGGAGTTAAAATATTTGAAGCAATTGTTGAATCTAAAATTGTAGAAACTACACAAAAACAAATTGAAAATCTTAAGAAGGAAGCAACTAAAATAATTCAAGAAACTAAAAAATCATCTGAACCCGTTAAATCAGTACCACCACCAGTTATCATAGTTGGAAATAATACACAAACATCATCTGTTACACCAGTTCCTTTAATATCAACTCAACAACCAAATGCTCAACCACTAGTGTCATCCGATTCTTCTAGTAAATCTCTTATATCTCAACCATCAGTATCAACTCCTATTGTTCCTATTAATTCGCTATCATCTACAACATCATCAATACCAGTTATTCCTAATAATCAAATAATGTAACTTTATAAAATAAATAATATCATTTAATTATATAATGACTGATATTATTGGTGTTAAAAATCCTTATGGTCTTATTCAACAAGCCGGAAGAAGAAAAAAACGAACTCATAAAAAAAGAAAAGTAATGCGTAGAAAAACTAGAAGATATAGAAAGTAATTTAGAAAAAAATATTTTTGTAATATATAATGCAAACTCGTAGTATGAGACGTTCTAGAAAGAGTATTTACCGTGCCCGCGTTAAATCTTCACCTTGCAGAGGTCAAACTGAAAAATGCAGAAAGAAATATGGATGCAAAAAGACCCGAAAAGGAAAAAGAAAATCATATTGCCGAAAATCAAGTAATAGACATGCATAAATAAATTAATAAACCGATTAAAATAATTGGATTACTAATTATAATCATAATTATGTCATATAGATTTGTCAATAAATCTAAAATTTTTTTAACTAATTTACTAAACCATTCTCCAAAACCCATTAATGAAAAAATAATAAACAAATGAAAAGATGGTAATAATAATAAGAATAATAACGATAATATTAAGAATAATGAATTATCAATTTGGATTTCCATTTTAAAACTATATAAAATCAAATTATGACTTTATATCATTTCAGTATATAGTTTAAATTGTTCCTACAGAGCCAAATAGTCTTCTAGCATTTGTAAGAGCTTGTTTTTTAAGAGATTTTTTAGCTGATGCTAAAGAACCTGTTTTATGCAGTGTTTTTTGAGCAGCTTCAATTGCAGTAATCCATTTTTTACCAGGTTTCCCGCCATAATGTTTATATGTCATTTGTCTTTTTCTTTTTAAATGTCTATTTCGTCTAGTTTTCATGGTATATATTACTTAAATATTTAATTGATTTACTAAATATTTAAAATACAAATGGATTATATTTAAGCACGAGCGCGGGCAGCAGAGGCAGCGCGGGAAGCAGCAGCAGAAGCAGCAGCTGAGGCTTGACGAGCAGCAGAAGCAGCGGAGGAAGCTTGACGAGCAGCAGTGCGGGAAGCAGAAGCACTACGGGCAGCAGAAGCACCACGAGCAGCAGAGGCAGCACGGGAAGCAGCTGCGGAAGCTTGACGAGCAGCAGAGGCAGTGCGGGAAGCAGCTGCGGAAGCACCACGAGCAGCACTACGAGCAGCACTACGAGCAGCACTGCGGCCACGGGCCATTGATCTAGATCTTGAGCGATTAGCTTGACGACGTCTATGAGTTCTTGCCATTATATAAACTATCAAGAAAATATTTTTTAGAACGCTAAAATTAAATTTTTTTCTAAATAATTATTTTAATTCGACCAAACATTATTTGTTGAACTCCACCACATTTTATCACCCTTTTTTATATCATAAATTGCCCTAAAGATTATGGACCTTGATAATGGAACATTACATCTATATTTGTCTAAAGGATGTGGATTTGTCTTTAATTGTGATAAAATCGCTTTTTTAGAAATTTTTTGCCTAGATTGAATTGCAAAAAATATAAAAAATGCTTCAAATGATAACGATTGTATTGGTAAAATTGACTGATTTTTAAACTGATAATCTCTTAAATATTCTTGACAGATAGCAAAACCGGCAATATCTGCTAAATCTTCGCCTATACTTGGCCATGCATCAAATTTAATTCCATCATAACCTGCAAATACTTCATATTCTTTTACTATATTTTCTTGTATCTTATAAAACTCCTCTTTATCTTTTTCAGTCCACCAATCATTTAATATACCTTCTTTGTCATATTTACTTCCTAAATCATCTAAAGCATGAGACATTTCATGAGCTATAGTAAAACCTATATGTGATAAATTATACTCAATTCCACGTTCATCTAAATCAACAAATGGTTTTTGAATATATCCTAAAGGAATATAAATTGTATTTTCAGTAGGAGTATACATTGCATTTACTACATAAGCTTGTGTACTTACAAATTTTGGAGGTATAGTAGACCAGTCGACTACAGGTATATCAATTATAGGTTTATCAACTAATTCTACAGCTCTTTCATGTCTCCAATGTGCCATTTTTACTAAATTACCCCAAGGGTCATCAGACTTATAATCTAATAATGGGTCTTCTCTCAAAATATTTGGAGAACCAACTACCAATTTTATAGCTTCTAATTTTTCTAAAGCAATACGTTTTGTTTTTGGCTGCATCCAATTATTTCTAGCTATTATTCTTTTAAATACTATTTTTAAATCTTCTGTCATAGATTTTACATAATCAACAGCTTGGTTATTTTTAAAATGTAAAATATATTGTTCTGTTAAAAAAGAATTAAATGTAAAACCTGTACCAAAAATTGGTGTTATATACGAGTCAACTGGCCTCGACTGACCTCTTAAAAATTTACCCTGAAAATCATAAAATACAGTCCAACCTTTTTCATCCCATCTTATCTGTTGTCTTATATAAAGGTAAACCCAATATGTTCTCCATATTGGAGAATTCCATTTTTCTTTTAATAATTTTGTTCCACATAATAAATAATTTATATTTGACGTTATAAATTCGTCTGGAATATTTTTAAAGCCTAATTCCTTACAGAACTCTTCCCAATTAAAACCGAAAATTTCTAATGCTTCTTTTTTCGATACTAAATTATAACCATTTTCATCTTCTTTTTTTATCAAATTACAACTCATTGCATTTAATAAATCTATTTCACAATAATATATATCTTTAGTATTAAAACCATGATTTTCTCCAAATGCAATAGTAAATACATCATTTAGATATTTAAAATATACACTTCTATATTCTTTTTTATATTTTTTGTCTTCCTCATTATCATTTTTATAATCAAAATAAATATCAACATCTAATAATGTTACTTGTGGAGGTTCTAAATAACACTTATATATTTTTGGATTTTTTTCATCAGGGTTAATTGACCATACAAATGGAGAAGCAAATGATATAATTTCATTTCTATTTGATTTTGCCAAATTAGCCCATAAATTATTGTTGTCTTTTAATATTTCATCTATATATTCAACTATTAATTTTGATAAACATCTAGTTTGTTCAGTAGTATTAAATACTTTAAATGATTCATACGCATTTTTTAAACAATTACTAAATTTATCATTATTATTTTTAATGTAATTATCTATTATTTCTATTAACTCTCTATAAACTTTATCTTGAACTAATCTAAAATCATCTACTTGAGTAATATATTCTTTATTTGCCTCTATATCTAAATCTTGTAACCATCTCTCATTAACATATGAATAAAAATCTTTATTTGGAGTAATGTTCGATGGACTTACTGCTTTTTTAAGCTCCTTAACAACTTCATTTTGCAAATTATAACTTGCTGATGTAATATCTATTTTATTTTGTTTAAAAATAATATCAATCTTTTTTTCAAATGAAGTATATGTGTTTGGATATTTTTTACATATTATTTCAATATCTTCATTTGATAATTTATTTGCATCCCTCAATATTTTATTGTTATTTTTATTTTTTTTTGTTTTATTTCTTATAATAATTACTTTTTTTAATGTCTTATTCATATAAACTATTATAAGATATTATTTAAATAAACTTATCTTCTATTTTATTTAATAAATCATCGTCATATACTAAATTACCTGATGGTTTATATGATTTAATTGGCGTATATTCTTTCTTTTGTGATTTTCCTTTTTTCCCTTCTGGGTCATTTTGTTTTAATAAATAATCATTTGGATTTGATGGGTCATTTGATAATATTTTATTTCCATCTTCATCTTCCTCATCTTCTTCAACTTTTTGTCCATATTCATTTACTTTTATACCAGTTTTCTTTTTAATTTCTGTTCTTACATATGACGGTACCCAATGCATCCACGATATAAATAATAAATTAGGATGAATATAACGAACATTAAAACCACTTACCTTTAATTTATCCATTACATAAGCAATACACGCTCCTTGGTCATACTTTGGGACACCTAAAATTGTTTCAGGAACTAAAAACCAACAAAATTGTTCATCTACTTTTTGTCTAGATACAGTTCTTATTTTTACATGCGCACGGTTTAATATTTTATTAAATAAAGCTAATTTTGTTAAATCTTGTTGTCTTTTTTTCTCATATAGCTCATCAATATTAATTTTTTCTGAAAAATCTTCAATATTATCAATTGTAAATATGCTTGACATTTTTTAATCTTATATAATATTAAAATATACAAAATTAAATGAATTAATCTAAGGAAAAATACTTAAAACTATTTGTTCTTTTTCATCATTTGAATAATCTTCAAAATCTTTTATAAATTCTCTCAAAATTAATTTTGACGAATCTCTTGATTGCAAATCTGTTACATCACTGTAATCTCTTTTTAAAATTGCTTCAACCAATTTTAGAATAGCTCGTTTAAATTTAAATAATATTCGGTCACATTCTTCAATAGTCAAATTTGCATATTCTTCTTCCATAATTGGTTCTTTTTTCGTTAATATCATTTTAAACTTTAAATATTTTGCATAATAAAATAATTTTTCGGCTAACATATCATCTATTGTTGGTGTAATGTATAATGCATTTGTTTCAAATTCATGTATATAAATTGGAGAATAAGATAGATTATCAAAAAATTTTCTTATATCTTCGCTAATCTCTCCAAAACCAATATCCGATAGTGCTTTAAATAATTTACCATCATTGTATAAAAGTTTTGTTATATCTTTATTTGTATTCTTTGGATTCGTTGGTAAACTAACAAATACATTTATTTCTTTCGGAATCATCCATTTAATCAAATATGCTATATGTTCCGATAAATTTTTCATTTTATTTAAATCGTAAATACCTCCTTCAAATCTATTTGGAACAATTAAAATATCTGTATCTTCGCTAAAATATTTTCCTATATCAATAATATCTACTAAACTTAATTGTAATGCACGACCTCCTTTAAATATAAATAAATAATCTTGTTTTGTTTCATATAATCTATACAAAATCATACCATAGAAAAGTGTAATAAAACAATTTAATATATTGAAATTTATCAAACTCTTTGCAGTCTCTCTATAATCCAATGTATATTTTGTTAAATAACCAGGGAAGATTCTTTCTAATAAATCACAAATTTGTATTCGTTTTTGAATATCGCTTGTATATCTATCAATTTCATATATTCCCATAAATTTTTCTCGAATTTCTAATAATTCTTGTCCATTTTTAAATATTGGTTTCCAAAATTCTGGAACACTGCTTCTATCATAACCAACATCATTATCTGAAGGTAACATATAAGGCAAAGTTAATTTTATATTTGTTATGGGTTTTTCTGTAATTGTAATGGATTGTTCAACTATAGTTTCTTCAGGTTTTTGAGAAATAATTTGTTGTTCATCTGATATTAATTCAGCTAATTTTGTTTTTGTATTTTCATCTAAACCCTCTTCCATTATATGAAACGGATTTGATTTATCTAATAATAATTTTATATTATTAACGCGGGTTTTATTAACTTCATGTTCAAATGGAGATTCTTTAAACCTACTACTTAAATTATTAAAGTTTCCTCCATCAATAAAATATGCATTTAATATTCTTACTATTTCTTTCTCCCATAATAATTCGATTCCTGTTAAATTATCTAATATAAAGATTACAGGTGAAACATAATCAACTATTTTTTCAGTAGCTGTTTGTTTATCTTTCTCAATATATTTACCTGTATCTGTAACAGGTATTAATGTATTTATCATTTTATTATTTGTAAAAAAATTTATTAGCGAACGTATTCCATCTTTAATTTGATTTCTACTTTGTGCATCAGAAATATATTTAACATATTTATTTAAATCACTTCTAAATTTTCCCTTTTCTTCTTGTATTAATTCTAGTTGTGATTTCTCTTTCTCTTCATTACCACCATATTTATTTTTTTTTGTAGAATTTTTTCTAGTATTTTTTTTAGTTTTCCTGTTTGAAAATTTTCTTTTAGTTATATTTTTTTTTAACTTTCGTTTTGTCATAATATATATTGATAAAATAAATAAAATGATTTAAAAATTACATTAAAAGCTCTCTAATGACAATAAGACACTTAGTTATATCTGGAGGAGGTCCTATTATGATTCAAATATTATCTGGTATTCAAGAGCTAGAGAAAAAGGAGTATTTAAATATGCAAAATATCGAATCTATATATGGAACATCTGCTGGAGCAATAATTGGAGTTATGCTTTCTCTCAAATTTGATTGGGACACTATAAATGATTATATTATTAAGAGACCTTGGCACGATGTTTTTCCTATTAAAGTTCAAAACATTTTAGATGCTTATACTAAAAAAGGTATTTTTGATATTAAAACTATAGAAAAATGTTTTAAACCTCTTTTTGCTGCAAAAGATATTCCACTCGATATAAATATGGAAGATTTTTATAATTTAACAAAAATAGAATTACATATTTTTTCTTTTGAAATAAATGAATATAAGGTTGTTGATATATCATATAAAACATTTCCAAAGCTTGAGATTTTAAAAGCTATTCAAATGTCGTGTGCATTACCTGTATTAGTTACACCAGTTTGCATTGATGACAAATGCTTTATGGATGGTGGGGTTGGATGTAATTACCCATTAAGTTTTTGTATTGATTCTGGCAAAGAACCAGACGAAATTCTTGGTTTTAAAAATAAGTATTCAGATGAGAAATCAAACATAAACGCAGAATCAAGTCTACTAGATTATATATTAAATTTCTTATTTAAAGCAGTACTAAATGTTCATAATAATTATGTTCAACCAATTATTAAAAACGAAGTTATTTGTGATACTAGTCATCTAACAATAGACATGTTAAAATCTGCATTAACTAGTATAGATGTTCGGAGAGAATTATTTGAAAAAGGAATAATATCTGCAAATAATTTTTTAGATTCTTTACAGGACAGTATTTAAGAATTTTGACAATGTTTCTTTTGAAGGTTTAGCATCATATTCAATAACTTGACCATCTTTAATTAACTTAATTGTAGGATAACCTTCGACACTATATTGATTCATTAATTTTTCAACCTCTGCTGTTTCCTCTGAACAATCAACTTCAGTAAATGTTATCTGATATCCATTAATAGTCTTATTTTCATATTCACTCTTTAGTTCATTCCAAATAGGTTTAGCCGCTTTACAATGAGGACACCAATCCGCATAAAAAAATAATAATTCGGCTGATTTACCTGACTGACCTACAGGCACGCCTTCACTATTAGCATGATATTTTGGTTTCATAGCTGGCGCAACATAATAAAAATAATAAAAAATAGCTATTGCTGCAAATAATATAACACCACCAATCAAAAGCATTGTATTACTATTTAAATTACTTCCTGCACTCATAACTCGAGATAAAACACTACTAGATTCTGTACTAAGAGGTGGTAGTGAATTTCCGTTTAAATTTATATACTTTGCCATTTATATATATTCTAAAAGAAATTAAGATTGTCTTTAAACGAATACTATATAAAGACAATTATGTAGGTAAATAAAATGTTATTCAGGACTAATGATGGAAAATTGCTAGAAATTAAAAAACAAACTTTTAAAAATGATAAATTATATTATGAAAAATTAGTTGAAATAAATAAACCTATTCCTAAATTAGAAAAAACTTTTTATAACAAATATTATAAGTAAACCAATAAATAAAGTAAATACATAGCTACATACAATATTGATTGTAAGCTGAGAACCTAATTCTTTTGATAAATTTAATTGATTTGCATTTCTTAAATAATTTGTTTGTTCGTTATTTAAATATAATGTGTAAGAGAGTACCAATAATGTTACTATCTTCATAACAATTGATGTTAAGAAGAAATTACTTAATGGACTTATTATGAATAGGACAATGAAAAATAATGATAAAGCTGAACATATACATACTTTTTTGGTTGTATCTGTAAATGTTGTTAAACTGAAATGTTCGTTTGAATTCATATATATTATAAATTATATAAAAATAATTTATAATAATATCTTAATGAATAACAAAGATATCATAAATGAAAATATACTACTTAAAAAAGATTTTACAATTAAAGACTTAATTGAGAATTTATATCCATAACATTTGATTGTAAAAAATCAAAATTATTAACTTCTACAATAACAAAATAAAACATACTAGAAAAGATAAGTTTGTTTTTAGATTTGGTTAATTTTATTTTATTTAAGTAATATATAATAATGAATAAAACTCGTAAAAATAGAAATACACATAATAAAACAAAAAAGAAATACACATTTACTAAAAATGATTACAATGCTGGAGATGGTATGATTGTAAATATATGGGGTCCTGCAATGTGGCATTATCTTCATACAATGAGTTTTAATTATCCTGTTAATCCGAGTATAGAAAATAAAAAACATTACAAGGATTTTATATATAATTTAAGAAATGTATTACCGTGTAAGTATTGTAGAATTAATCTAACAAATAATCTAAAAAAAAAACCGCTATTAATGTGTCATATGAAAAGTAGAGCAACATTCTCTCGATATGTTTACGAATTACATGAATTGATTAATAAGATGTTGGGTAAAAAATCTCATTTAACCTATTGTGATGTTAGAGAGAGATATGAACATTTCAGGTCTAGATGCACAGAAGAAAAAGCTAAAATATTTACATTTAAACGTAGTCAAACAAAAAAGAAAAAAGAAAAAGGATGCACAGAACCATTATATGGAAAAAAATCTAAATGTGTGATTAATATTGTTCCGCAAGAAGATAAAGTTGCTACATTCCAAATGGATAAAAAATGTATTAAAACAAGAGAATAAATGTAATATTAAATATTATTATCTAATATTATATTTATATATATATTATGACAACTATAGAACCATCTATTAAATTATTAGACTTAACTCCTGTGTGTTTACAAAAAGCAGATACTATTTTAGACACTATGTGTTTTATGTGCTTAGACCAAGGACACGATTTTCATGATGGAAGTGGTAGAACAAGAACGCTTGCTGACCAAGAAACATGGATTGATTCAACTATTTCAGATAAAAATATATCTTCTGGTAGAAAAGGTTATTTAAATAAAATTAATGATGATATTTTTACTACTACTTATAAACCTCAACCAAATGAAAATAAAACTCTAACTACAGAACAGATTTTTGGTAAAACAGAATTTATAAAAGGTTTAGTTAATACTACTTTTTCCGGTGGAAATGGTAACTATGGAATATTAATGATTGATGATGTATCTTATAAAAAATTAATTGCAACTGAACAAGATGAAGATAATGTAGTAATTGATAGTGTTGAAAGAAAATTAGCAGAAAATATTAAATTTCATATTTTTAGACAAGATATTAATTATTATATTTATTCAAGAGAAGATACAACAAGTGCAAAAGGTCTTACGTTAAATAATTTAAATGAAATTGCAGATACATCAGCTTTATTTTTACCTTTTTACCAAAGAGTTTATAATGATGGTATGCATGAATTATGGACATTTAATATTAAAAAACACATATTTATTGTTAAGCTTATATCATTAAATATTGTTGAATCTGAAACTGGAGAATTTGAACTTAATAATCCTGTATTTAAATGTGAAAAATATACAACTATTAATTTAACTATACCAGAATATAGGATAGATTTTAAAAATTTTTTCTCTCCAACAATAGTTAAAGGAAAAAATAATATATTTTTAAATAAAATAAAAGAATTAGGATTTACATTTCCTAAAAAATCATCAAACACAAAATATGAAGAAGAGTTTGCAATTTTTTTTGATAAACACAAAGTAGAAATTACTGAGTTATTCTTAGAAAATTTATTACTTGGTTATGTTAAATATGAAACCGATGGAGTTGAACAAAGCGATAATGTGTTTTACCAAGATGGAAAATTTTTAATAAAAACTTCTAGTGAAATTAAAGAGTTAACTAAATTTATACCAAGAGGAGCTAAATATTACTTTGAAAATTGTAGAGATAGTGATTTTATCAAATTTTTATCATTATTATTTGGTAACCAAATGCCATTTATTCATAGTAAATATAATGCTGATTTAAATTCAGAAAATGCTAAAACTATTATAGCAGATATGATGTTTACTCCAACTGTATTAGATAATTATGTTACTGCTAGAGATGATAAGATAGTTATTGATGATACACACTTTATTTCTAAACAATATGGTTTTGTTACTGATACAAGTATAGGAGCTAATTCTAATAAATCAACAGCAGATTTTTTGATTGATTCATTTAATAATTTAGAACCTAATACTAATTGTCCAGAAACACAAGAGACAATGTCACAACTAACAGCATCTGCTGAACCTAAATTAGCTACAATACCTGCAAAATCAATATCTCCAGTAACAACTGCGGAATCAATATCTCCAGTAACAACTGTGGAATCAATAACTCCAGTAACAAATGTAGAATCAATAACTCCAGTAACAAATGTAGAATCAATAACTCCAGTAACAAGTGTAGAATCAATATCTCCAGTAACACCTTCAGAAACATCAACTAAACCTACAATTACAATAATAGACGCTACAAAAAAAAGAAGACAAGCTTTTGCAAAACAGTCAGCTGATATTTCAAAAGAAGAAATTTCTAAAGTCTCTACACTATATTCTCCATCAGAACCCCAAACAAAATTAGAAATATCTGATAATGAAGCCTTTTTTGATAATATTGAAAATCTTGATACTATATTTGACTTATCTCTAACTAAAGAGATGTTAAGCGAACCATTTGCTAAAATAAATATTAATTCTACCAAACCTAAAATTGAATTTAATAAAATAATTAATGAATATTCGAATGATATTCAATTATATTATGAATATTTACCACAAAATGCATATGAAGGAGATATTCAATATTTTAATAATTGTTGGAAGTCAAACGATTTTTATCAACAACAACAACAAAAAGGAGGTTCAAATTATCCATATAAATTCGCTATCGTGTCTGGTTCAATTGATAGTTCAAAATTAGGAGGACAAAGTATACCACAATATCATCCACCAGAAATTGATTTATATATGCCTATTTTTGAATTAAGTGGAAATGGAAATTTAAGAGGTATTATCGTAAGAATGACATTTGTAAAAGAAGTTTTAGTCAACGCAATTAATTCTAAGAGTCAAGTTGTTGTTTTTTGTCATTTTATTTATATTGACCTTATAAATTCTGGAATTACAGTTCAACAAGAAGAAGGTATTGATAATAGAAGCGACTACCCTAATGTATTTAACAAATTACTTAATTTTGCAGTAGAAAAAACTGAATATATTGGTAAAGAAGATAAATGTATAGATATACAAAGAGATTTACAAGATAAAACTAATTTAAATGACATTGAAACTGATATCGAATTTATTATAAAATTTCCTAATGGCGGAAGAAAAAACTGGTATAAATTTTTTACTTATACTTATGGTCCATCTGTTCAAACATCTATAGTAATTCCAGTTAATAACAACTCAATTGAGGGATTGAAATTACAATGTAGGTCTGATTATGTTGCTGCTGGAATAGTTAATGTTGCAGAAAATTTATGGGCTGATGGTGAATCCTTAAGAATGGTGTTCAATAATGAACAAGAAAAACTATTATTTGTAAAACTATTTTTGATAAGAAATAAATATACTGGTGATAAAAGTAGGTCTACCGATACTCTATTTTTAAATCAAACAAAATATTTAGAAGGTGTTCAAATATCAAATGATGAAAACACATTATATAATGCTCAGATGTTTGGCTTAAATACAGTTTGGTCTACACTAACTAAAACGGTATTTTATCTGGCTCCATATTTAACGAAAAATAGTAGAGTTCCTATTACAACTGGAGCATATGTCAATCAATTATGTAATGGTTTAAAAAATAATCCTAGTTTTAGAATATCAATTTCTGCTCAAGAAGATGAAACAGCTGGCTCAATTGGAGAAGATGCTGATAAGAAACGTATAATGGATGATTTTATAGAAGAAGTATTAGCTAAAATAGAGCCTGATGTTTTAAATAAAATAGAAAATAACAAAACTAATCCTAAAATTATGAATACTAAAGAAAATTTATCATTTTTATCATTATGGGCAGAATCTGTTTATAATATAAATTCAATAAGAAACATATTACAAGAAGTAAAGGAGCGTAATATAGTAACTGAATTAAATAAATTATGGGAAAATTATAAAAGTATTCCACAACCAGATGAATCAGACTTTCAAGATTTTTTAAAACATATTGAAGATAAAGTTTATGAATATTTTTCAAAGATAAATGTAATTTATGATAATCTTAATACAATTTATGATAGTTTAGTTGATAAGTCTAAAAAATTATATCAAAAACTAATTATATTACTACAAATATGTAAAGATAATGGAGATTTATTAAAATTAAAAAACATGATTGTTTTATTAAATAAAACAATACCATTATGGATTTTATCAGTAAATAATGATATTAAAACCACTATGACTTATTATTATTGCGATACTGTCTATACAGCTTTAACTATATTAAATAGTTATATTGAAAATGATACTCCTAATATTAAGAATTCTAAAGAAGTAGATACTCAGGTGGTAGAATTAATTTGTCAAAAATATTTAGCATACAAGATTATTTTAAATATAATAGGACAACCACCGTATGATAAAGGTACACTTGGTAAAGCTACATATTGGAAAAATAATGAATGCAGTATAATTGATAATAATTCAGAAACAGTTTATAAAACAACAAAGTCAAGTAAAAGTTGTTCAAAGACAGAAATCCCAAAATTTACGCAAATTAAAAAAATTGTAATTTCTCCACCAAACCCAATACAAGAGCCAAAATATTTAGAAGATTTAGATACTTCTAAGGTTGATATAGATTCAATTAAAAATAATGAAAATAAATTTACTTTGGTTTCTTTAGAATTACTTAATGATTTTAATAAAGGACTAGTTACTACAGAAAATATTTCAACAAAATATGATAATTTATATGTAGAAAATTTAAAAAATCCTGATAGAGTTGTAAATGATGATAATATATTTCAGATTGAATCTGAATTAGGAAGAACTTCTAGACCTATAGCTGTTAAGAGAATAATAGAACGTGTAACCGAAGGAAAAAGGGGTGGTTTTAAAGAAGATGAATCACAATTACATCAAAGTCCATTAAAAGATAATACATCAAAAATTGGTGGAGTAATAATTTCACCAACATTAAATAAAGAAATGTTACAAAAATTCTATGAAAATAGTTATAAATGTAATGTTGGAAATTATTTGAAGGGATTTATAGAAACGATACAACATATAAATAAAAAATACAGTAATTTATCTTTTGAAAATATAACTTCATGTCAAGAACTAATAATTAAAATAGCAATGTTAAATATTGAGAATATTAATAAATCATTTGTACCAAAAATAACATCAAATGAGATATTAAATAAAATTATTGCAATAGATAATTCTTATTCTGTTGATGAAATGATTAGTATATTAAATACTTATAAAAATCAATTAGATATGTATAAATTAATAAATATTGTTGAATCAAATGAATATACAAGAGTGGAACTTATAAATTTATTAAACGAAAATATATCAGATATAACATTAAATGATTTAAAATTACCATATTCAAAATATGCATTAAAAGCAAGGTTATTAGAATTGCCAATAGTAACATCAGAAATAATGATGCCTCCTTCACAAACTAATTTATCGACAAATACATTTTTAAAACCAGCTACATCATTATCAGAATCTGTAAAATCTATTCAACAAAATAAAGCTAGAGCACCAATGATTGATTATACAAAATTGGGTAAAGAACCATGGAAATTAGGTAGGGAACAATTAGAATCAGAGTCATCATATTCTGACGGTGTGTATTCTACTTTTGGTGGTATTTCATTTAAAAATAAAAAGAGGAATAGAAATTCAAAGACAAAAAAAAATAAAATAAAATCTAAAAAGGATACAATTAAGAAAAGAAACAAGAGGAATAACAAGACAAGAAAACATTAAATTATTTACAAGATTATTAAATAAATAATTTAATTTACATACCAAATTGAGAGAAATCATTTAAGACAGGAGCAGGTAAAAAGTCATTGTTAATGGCATCATAGTTAGGTACTTTTTTGCATTCAAATGCAGGTTCTGGGCATCTGGCACATGCTGGGCAAGCTGGACAAGGTTCTTGTCTTGGAGATACGGTACTACTAGGACAAGCAGGGCACACTGGAGGTACAACTTGAGATTTTAATATATATAAATCCTCTTGACCAGAAGGTATTTGATTTCCTGAAATTCCTTGTGGTAAAGTATTATACCAGTCATTAGAAGTAGTTCCAGCAACAGTATTGCCTTGAGGTCCTTGAGCATAATATGCTGTATTACCTTGAGGACCAGTTACTGAACCAGCAGAACCACCATAAGGACCATAATATGGATTAGATGAATTATTATAATTATCTGTGGTAGTTCCAGCAACAGTATTACCAGCAGGTCCTTGAGCATAATATGCTGTATTACCTTGGGGTCCAGTTACCGAACCAGCAGAACCACCATAAGGGCCATAATATTGATTAGATGAATTATTATAGTTATCTGTGGTAGTTCCAGCAACAGTATTGCCTTGAGGTCCTTGAGCATAATATGCAGAATTACCTTGAGGTCCAGTTACTGAACCAGCAGAACCACCATAAGGGCCTTGGTATGACATAGAATATGGAGCTTGTTGAATAGGATATCCAGTACTACCATAATATTGTGTTGATGTATTAGTTGTATTTTGAGTTCCAGATGTATTATATAAATAAGTTCCAGATGAAGTAGTTACTTTAACAGCTTGTTGACCATTATTAGTGTTAATAACTGTAGCGGTTGCTCCATTAGGTCCATAATATATTGTTGCTGATGCATTATTATCATAATAATTAGTATAGCTTTCAACATTAGATGAAGAGGTATCTGTAGATGATTGTGTTGAAAATGTTACCGGTGATGTAGAGCCAGGTAATGTTATTTGCAATGATTGTGTTCCATCACTGTTAGCTACAACTACAGCAGTGGTTCCATTTTGTCCATAAAATGTTGCACCTGGAGTTAACTGAGTAGAACTTCCACTATAATGATTATAATTATCATATTGACTACTAGAAGTTGTTGATGCTCCAGAAGACGATGTATAAGAGCCATTAGTGCCATTATTACCATTATTACCTCCAGAGCGAATACCATTTCCAGTCATATTAAAATTTGCAGTAAAATTACCGGTTAAACCTTCTTTTACGGAATTACCTCCTAAAAAGGAACATAAGACAAGGCCTAACAATAAAATTAGGAATAGAAATAATGCTTCAGTATTCATTGTATAATTTATATAGTGAAAAAATTTAAATAAAATTGATTTGAATTTAAGAGAATATAATTATTATATATATATTAAAATGAAAACTGATTATGAAGCAGCTGAAATAATTGATGATTCTTCAGACGAAGAAGAATATGTTATTCAACCAAATGTATCTTCGCTTAAAAAAACAAAAAAAATAAAAATTGTAAAAGAAAAACCAAAAACAGTATTAAAAAGCTGTTATAATGAAGACCCAAATATATACGAAATTGGTGTTGATGAAGCAGGCCGAGGTCCTTTATTTGGGTGTGTATATACAGCAGCAGTAATTTTACCTAAAGATGATTCATTTGATTTCACACAAGTAAAAGATAGTAAAAAATTTCATTCAAAAAAGAAGATTGAAGAAGCAGCAGAATATGTTAAACAAAATGCTTTAGCTTGGCACGTAAGTTTTGAAGATGAGAAAAAAATTGATGAAATAAATATTTTACAAGCAACTCAAATGGCTATGCACAATGCAATATTGGAAGTAAAAAAGAACTATAATAAACATCAAAAAGAAAAAGGTAAAAATGAGAAGATAGATTATAATTATAATTTATTAATCGATGGAAATTATTTTAATCCGATTACAACTTTTAATAAAGAGACTAATAAAATCGAAACTATTCCCTACATGACTGTAGAAGGTGGTGACAATAAATACGCTTCTATTGCTGCGGCATCAATTTTAGCTAAAGTTGAACGCGACAGATATATCGAAAAACTTTGCCAAGAAAATCCAGAACTATCAGAGCATTATAGTATTGATTCAAATAAAGGTTATGGTGCGAAACGTCATATTGATGGTATAAAAGAACATGGTATTACGATTTGGCATAGACGCACCTTTGCTCCATGTAAAAATTATGTTTAAATATAAAAATATTACTTATCTTTAATAATTGTAGCTTTTGATATATTTTTTATTATTTTTTCTGCCTTATCTGTGTCTGTTTCCATAACTTCAATAACCATTTTATTATATACATCAGATGTTTTAGAAGAAGAGTTGCCATAGTCTGGATATTTCTCTCGAAATTGTGGTAATAATCTTATATTTTTATCGGCAATTTTAGTTATTGCTTTTTTAAGCTTAGTTTTCTTTTCATCTTCTTTTTCCCATTTGTCAGCATCTTTTATATACATAGTTTCTCTCTTTTTATCAGTGCAATGTATAGGTCTTTCAGTTTCATCTAAGTTATTTAAGTTTTTCATTATTATCTTAGAAATTCCTTCTACATAACCAACTTCACCAACATCCATTAAATCAGTAAGTTGTAGCTTGATAGAATCGACAAAGTCAGTTATATTCATTGCATTTTTGCAGGTTTCATTTAAAAAGAAATTAAGGTTAAATGCTTTGTTATGAGAATTGGTGTTATTTGTAGTGTTATTTGTTGTATTATGAGTGCCATTTTTAACTATTTCTAAAATAAGTTCTTTAATATCAGATTGCTCTTTTCTCAATTCTGAATTCTCTTTAATTAACAGCATAATGAGTTGTTTATCAGAAGGTTCGTTAATAATTTTTTCTGTTGTAATACATTTTTTTTTATGTCTCCATAATCCAGCTCTATCATTAAATACTTTATTACAATTAATACATTCATAATGTTTACTATTTTTTGCTAGAAAAGCGTTGTTATTGTTGTCGGAAATGTTGTTTGTGTGTTTAATGCTGTTCAAATGAATATTGAAGTTATATTTTCTTTCAGCATAATAGTCACATTTCTCGCAGTGAAATTTCAAGCTAGTTTTTGCTAAAAAGTCGTTGTCATTTGTTGTCATATATATACAACAGAAAATATTTTTTTAAGTCTTTTTTTAAAAAATTAACAATCACAAAAATATTTCGTTGGTTTAGTCTGAGACGATAATTTTTCAACATCGTAACAAATTTTTTTTGTCAGTAAGGACGTTTTTGGTATGCCATTTTTGGACATTTATTTTTGTCCATTTTTTGAAAATCAAAATACTTTTCAATTTTCAAAAGCTTTAATTTTCTCTTCATGTGTAGGGAAGTTTTTTGAGTTGTTTTTTCGATAATTTAAAGAATTTCCTTTCATAACCTAGAGGGAATAGTGTTCTGGTCTTTAAATCCTTTTTAAATAATATATTTTAAAATTGAGAAAATTTATTAAACTAATAAATAAATAAATTACTTACAAAACAACAACTTAAACTCTAGACAAAGAATTATATAATGAGATTTTTGGTATTTGATACAGAAACAACCGGTTTACCACAAACTAAATATATTAATCCATTTACACTACATCAATGGCCTCATATTGTTCAATTTAGCTATATAATTTATGATTCATCTTTAAATGATATTGTTGAATCAAAAGATTATGTAATTCGACTTCCAGAAAATATGTTAATTCCCGAAGAATCAACCAAAATACATGGGATTACAAATGAAATATCTACAAAAAAAGGTGTACATATTAATGAAGTTTTTAATGAATTCTTTTATTACTTAAGAGGTGTAGATAAGTTAATTGGTCATAATATTGAATTTGATATTAATATGATAAAGGTTGAATTACTACGACTTATTAACAAAGATTCATTAACTAATGAACAAACTAAGATATATAAATATGATTTACATTTCCTTACTAACTTTAATGATATTTCTTGTACATTAAAAGATTCAATTAAATTTTGCAATATTCAAGTAGTTAATAAGAATGGAAAACCATATTTGAAATATCCAAAACTAACTGAACTTCATGAAAAATTATTTAACAAATCACCTAGTAATTTACATAATTCATTTAATGATATTTTAGTTACATTAAGATGTTTTATGAAATTAAAACATAATATTGATTTGAATGATGATTGTAATTCATTTAAAACATATTCAAATAGGATTGGTATTGTATAAATTAATATATAAATATATATTCATAAATTAATTTTTTTTAAGCCGAACACATCTCACAAATTTCTTCATTTTCTTCAAGTTGTTGTTCTGGTTCAATTGTAAACTGCTGAGCTTGATGCTTTGCTTTTCTTCTTAGATAATAAATACCAGTCTTTAGTCCTTTTTTCCAAGAATAAAAATGCATAGATGTCAATGTATTATATGTTGGGTCCTCGACCCATAAGTTTAAACTTTGGCTTTGACAAATGAATGCACCTCTATCTGCTGACATATCGATAACATGTTTCATAGGAATTTCCCAAACGATTTTATATTTGTCTCTCATGTGTTGTGATAACATTGTCAATTGCTGAATTGAACCATTATTAGCAATAATATTATTTTTAATTTTTTCGTTCCAATGACCTAATTCAATAAGCTCTTTCATCAAATATTTATTTACAATAATAAATTCACCTGCTAAAGTACGACGAGTATATAAGTTGCTAGTGAACGGTTCAAAACATTCATTAAATCCAAGAATTTGTGATGTAGATGCGGTTGGCATTGGTGCGACTAACAAAGAGTTTCTCAATCCATGTGTTTTAATAGATTCTTTGAGAGAAGTCCAATCATATCTTCCCGGTGTTGGCTCTACATTCCACATATCAAATTGAAGAATACCATTTGAAGCAGGTGACCCACTAAATGATGAATAATGATTTTCTTTAATAGATAACTCATTGCTTTTTTCTAAAGACGCATTATAAATGGTTTCAAAAATAAGTTTATTTACTTCTTTTGCTTCTTCTGAGTGAAAAGGCATATCCATAAGAACAAATGTGTCTGCTAAACCTTGAACTCCAATACCAATTGGCCTATGTTTCATGTTACTTGTCTTTGTCTTTTCAGTTGGATAAAAATTTAGGTCAATTACACAATTAAGATTATTTGTTATAACTTTAGTTACTTCATGAAGCTTATTGTAATCAAATTCTTTTGTTAGTGGATTAACAAATGTTGGTAAACCAATTGAAGCTAAATTACAAACAGCAGTCTCTTTATCGTCTGAATATTCTAGGATTTCGGTACATAAATTAGAGGACTTAATTGTGCCAAGATTTTGTTGATTTGATTTTGAGTTCGCTGAATCTTTATAAAGCAAATATGGTGTTCCTGTTTCCATTTGAGAATCTAAAATCTTAAACCATAAATCTCTGGCATTTACAGACTTTCTAATTTTACCTTCAAATTCATATTTTTCATATAGTTCAACAAATTTGTTACCATAAACATCACTTAAACCAGGACATTCGTGAGGACACATAAGCGACCATTTACCATTATTTTTAACTCTCTCCATGAATAAATCTGATATCCATAAAGCATAGAATAAATCTCTTGCTTTTAATTCTTCATCACCATGATTCTTCTTCATTTCTAAAAAATCTTCAATATCAGCATGCCATGGCTCCAAATAAATAGCAAATGAACCATTACGCTTATTGCCTCCCTGGTCAACATATCTTGCTGTATTATTAAATACACGTAACATTGGGACCAAACCGTTTGATGTTCCATTAGTTCCTTGAATATGACTTCCTTTTGCACGTATATTATGAACATGTAGTCCAACACCACCTGCCCATTTTGAAATATGTGCACAATCTTTTAGTGTATTAAAAATTCCATCAATACTATCATCTTCCATAGCAATTAAATAACATGAACTCATTTGAGGTCTTGGTGTTCCAGCATTAAATAATGTTGGAGTTGCATGTGTAAAGAACTTCTGAGACATCAAATCATACGTCTCTTTGACTAATTTTAATGAATCTGGATTATCTATGTCTCCGTGAATTCCAATAGATACACGCATCCACATATGTTGTAGTCTCTCTACAACTTTATTACCTAATTTAAATAAATAAGCTCTTTCTAATGTTTTGAATCCAAAATAATCAATAAGATAATCTCTATCATGAATAATCATTGTATTTATTTGATTTTTATATTGTTGAGTAAAATCCCAAAATTCTTCTGATATTAGTGGTGTATTTAATCCATGTATATCTTTAAATTCATATAAGTCTTTCATCACATTTGAAAATAATGGCTCTGTATTCTTCTGATGATTTGAAACAACAATTCTTCCTGCTAATGTTGCATAATCAAGATGATTGGTAGACATAACTGCACATTGTTCAGCTGCTAATTCATCAATCTTTGATGTTGGTATCTTGTCGTATAATTGGTCGACAACTTTCATAACAAGCGACTGATAGTTTACACGAATACCTACATCTTGACCTAATTTCCTAATTCGATTTAAAATTTTATCAAATGTCAAATCTTCTAGTTCTCCATCTCGCTTAATTACACGCATTTCTGTTGTATTGTCCATATTATTATATTATTCATAAATTTAGTTTTAAACCAATTTTTCTATTAATTTAAAAATTGATATTAATAAATAGATTAAATATAAAAGTATAGTTAAGAAATGTCGCTTAGTGTATCACATGTTAATGTTCCAGAAGGTTTCAAATTTGCGGTTAAGATGCGAACAAATGATTGTTTATTAGCAGCAATCAGTAAATATTATAATCCAAAACGTATTCTATTAAATAATAATTTTATTTATGCTATTCCTGATACAGGAATTTATACTTGGGATACTATTGAATGCTGGGTTTATAATCAAGAAAAACAAGGATATATGGTATTATATTTTAAATCTATCGAAGAGCATAATTTACTTGTAAATTTGATTGATTTAAAAGGTAAGAGAGTCCAAGAAAAAATCCAAAATAAATTATTTAGATACGACCCAAGACAAGGATGGATTAATACAGAAACTTATTCTACATTTGATGAAAGCAATTTAATTGGTTACGAACATTATTTTAAGACAATCGAAGCAGAAATTGCCAGTCACAAAAAGAATCAAATGTTGCTGAAATCTATTGGAGAGTTCAAGAGTCTAAGTTATTTACTTTATGGAATTCCCGGAACTGGAAAGACTACACTAATTAAAGCATTATCGTCTAAATATAATATGGATGTTTATATTGTAAACTCCATTCACGCGAAGTCTTCGAATATTGGCAACTTATTAAATCCTGTTAAAAATGGTTCAAAACCAGTGCTGCTTTTGTTTGAAGACTTTGACAGATTTATCGTTAGAGAAGATAATAAGGAATTATTGGGTTTAATTTTAAACGCAATGGATGGGTTTGATGACTCAGGTAATACGATTAGATTCTTTACTGGTAACGACTGCGATGCTATTTTCCAAGAAAAAGCGCTTATTAATAGAATCAGTGGAAAATATAAATTTGATTATCCAACTTTTGAAATGTTTAGAGCAAAGTTATTGAAGCTTAGTGCTATTGCTCCAAAACCATTGGATGAAGAAAAAATTAATCAATTCATATCAATGATTATTAATAAAAACCTTACGTTAAGACCATTTACTAGTTATTGTTTGAGATATTTATTTAACGAAAATAATTTAGATGATATGATTGAAAATGTAAGTAGTTTAATTGAAGGAGCATAATAAAAATATATAAATTATATATATGAATCAAATTGTTTTTTTACTTTTATTAATAATATTGGCTCTTGGATTACCATTAATATTTAATTTATCAAATATGATTGAAGGCTATTCAAATTATTCTTTAGACCAAGCCACTGGTATGTTTCCAGATGCACAAACTAAGGTATTAGTTCAGGATACTTATCCTCTAATTGGTAAAAATCAAATATCGAACGATACTTCAAATGATATATGGTGGCATTACCCAACGTTTAAATTAGGTTCATATGACCAAATAACTAATAATATAAGATATCCTAATAATCCTGATATTGGCAGATGCACTCCAGCTTCTGTGTGTGGAGCATTATATCATGAAAAAAAATTGGGCGATAATTATATAAAACCTTTACCTCCTGTTAGTACAGATTGTGGAACACGCGTAGGTTATTTTACAACTAATGAACAAGTTATTACAAGTTTACCATATAGAACTGATATGCAAAATATTTTATATTAATCCGCCTTTAGAAAAAGTGGAACCAAATTTATAATCTAATTCAATTTAACAACTTTTAAAAAACATGTATCCTCGCAAGCATAAGGTTTAAATGTTGCCTGTTCTTTCTTTTGTCTTCTAACAGGCGCCCTGTGCTCAAAACCAGTTATTCTTTCTTCTTCAATAATTTTCCAAACCTTTTCTAATTGACCAACATTATTTTTAAACCATTCTTTATTTCTCAATACAAGAACACAGCTGAGTTTCTCAAGTTTCCAATAAATAAACTTAAGAAAAGTATACTTATATGGTTCGGATTCATATTTTTGAACAATCGTTTCTTCCCAGTTACTTATATCATTAGGAGTCCATAAACTTAAGGACATATATTCATAATGTGGTGACCCGTCACTTTTATGAAAATGAACAATAATTCCTTTATAACTGCCATCTTTTGACGTAACATAACTATTAAATTCTTCTCCATTGAATGATGATAACGATGAATCATTTCGATAACTTTGATAATCAGGATATTCTATAAATTTAGTTTCTAAAAAATCACACTCATCAAGATCACAAACTTCCATTTGTAGTTGCATTTGAATCCAATATTCTTTCTTTGGAATACCGTTAATTACTCTATTAACAATATTTTTAATTTCAAGCATACGACCATAACGTCCAGTTTCAGATTTAATAATAATTCCATCAGGAGACGCACCAATGAATTTATAAATAGGATGTTGTATACAGCCAAAATCCTCAACTGTTGAATTATACATGTGTTCATACATCATAACAGACAATGGTTCAAATTTTTGTCCCCAATGTAATGTAGTATTTGTATTAACCATCTTAACTTCTTCATCTACTGGTTCAATTGTAAAATCTTTCAAGGGTTGACATTTTTCATAAATTAACTGGTTTATTGTACTTTGAGTTTCAAAAGCTTTCCAGGCATTACTTGCTGTAATTAAATTCCATCTAAATTGATACCATTCAGGTGTTCTTTGAACTGGCTGAGGTAGTTCTCTCAAATGTTTAATTTTTTCTTCAATTATATTTGTTTCTTCTTCATCAATCTCAGATAATTTATCATCATCATCATCATTATCATTTTTAAGAGACCTTTCTGGATGAAAAGTAGTAATATAAATATTAAACGCATCTTCGAGTAAATCGTTCATATCATCTTCAATATAATCGCTATCCAAAATGTGGTCCTCCATTTGAATGTAAAATATTTCTTTAATTTCTTCTAATAAATTGTCGTGAAAATTTGGCTCGGAAATTGCTGTTGGGTTTTCATTCATAAATTCTTCCATAAGATGAAATGCTGTTTCAACAACCTCAATAGCATGTTCTTCTGTAAAAATTGTAGATTCGTCTTCAAATACTAATGTATCCATTATATCGTGTAATTCTTCTAAATCTGATAAATATGTCGTCATACTATATAACTTATTTAAATCTTTTTAATATAATTATTTTTGTTATATTAAAAAATTAACCTAACTTTTGTAATAAATTAGCGAGATTTAATACTCCTTTTCCAGATACAATATAAAACCCTATTGTTGCTGAAAATACACCAGTTGAACATTGAGTTATATCAAAAAATTAAATTCTAATTTCATAATATTAATCTTTAACTTTCATCATCTTCTTCAGAATCAGAGTCATTTGTTTTCGATATGTCTTTTTTTCTGATTGTACCGTGACCAGATTTTTTTGGAGCTAAAGATTTAAGAGTGGAAACGCGTTTATCTAAATTTTTTAATGTAAAATGCTTATTAGATTTGACATAATGCAATGCAGGAATTTCTTTAATTTTTCCATTATCTTTATCGTATAAAACATCTTTAACTCTTTGGAGTTTTTTACGGTCAATACACTCTTTTAAAAATGAAATTAGCAATTCACTCTCATCATTTGATAAAATATTTTCTATTTTATAATTCTCAACATATTCTTGCAATTTCTTTGTTTTAATTGTTTTATTTAATTTACACCATGGTTCATTAACATTATTATTTTTTTCATTTTCAAGAAATTTATCCAAGTTAGATAGGTCATTTGATGATTTTGTTTCTTGCAGAGGCACACCATTTAATAACATAGTTTTATACTTTATATTTTTAAGTTCTTGGCATTCATTAGTAGGAGTATTTTCTTCCATCTTATAATATAATATATCATATTGAGTTTAACTCAGTTTTGTAAAATATATATTTATTAAAGTGTATTTATATCAATTTAAAATAATATACATTTAAATATTTAATAAGTATTTTATATATATGGAGACTAAAAGCATTATGTTTACAAAATCAGTTAAAAAAAAGGTAACTGAAGATCATAAGAAAAATAAGGATAAAAAACGTGTAATAGCAGAAAATTGGACATTTACATCAGAAGATTATGCATATGAGAATCAATTTGAAAATATAAAAAATATAAAATCAAATACATACAATTATTTTGATGATAAATCAAAAATAGTATTGCAACAAATAAATAAAAAAATTTATAGTTATAAACAACAAGATATTATTAAAAAACTTTTGAATAATGAAAAATTTATAAATCTTGAATCTGTGATAAATAAATTGATAGAATGTGAGTTAAAATGTTATTATTGTCAATGTGAAATGAATGTTTTATATGATATTTCGAGAGAAATGAGACAATGGACAGTAGATAGAATAAATAATGATTTGGGTCATAATATAGATAATTTTTATTTGGCATGTTTAGATTGTAATTTAAAAAGAAGGTGTAGAAGTGATAATAAATTTTTATTTACAAAACAAATGAAATTAGTTAAGTTACCAGAACAGAATACTTCGTTAGTTTAATAATAATAAATAATTATGTAATATTATTAGACATGGATTGTGGAAAATGTTTAGAAGAGGATAAATATTTAAAAGCGAGTAAAGGTAGTGGATATGATTATATAGGAAAAGAAAATAATTGTCAAAGACATTCTCAACCAGATAATATTACTTTAAAATGGACAGATGGTAAACCATACGAAAGGTCTAGAAGAATGAAGCATCAAATTCAGATAGAAAATGAAGAATTTACTAAAAATATGGATACAACTGCATATTCGTCATCTTTACATCATGATGAAAACACATGGGATATTTTAAACCAATCCTTATCAGGTTCAGGTTTCAAAGTCTCTAATAAAAGAGAAGAGTTAGGTGATAAATTAGCAAATAGAGACATGGTTCAACAAATAGGTTTCAATCCATTTTTAGGTCAAACTAATTATGTAGATGATATTTCAATTAGAGACCAGTTTTTAAAACCGGTTAATACTACTCAAGGAGAGAAAAATTAATTATATGTTCGAACAAGATTCTAATGAAGGTAGATTATATCATATCGATTCTATATTGGTGTATTTAATAAATCAAAAATTTGTAGAACTATAAAAACAAAAGAAAAACATCATTACGTTAAAGTTTAAGCTAATGATTTGCTGCACATAGTGTAAAGCAATCTGTTTACAAAATAAGCAACAAAAATATTAAATAATACTAATAAACCATTTGTAAACATTCTAAAAGATAATTTATTAAAGTTTTGAAATATATATAGTAATTCGCTTCCTAATACTAAAAGAAGCGTAATAAAAAATATCACAGAAATAATTAGAAAATAAACACATGCACTTTTATCTAAAGGGCCGAAATAATTAGTCATTAAATTAGACATTATATTATATACAAAGTTTTTTTAAAAAAACAATATTCATTATAAACAACTTAAATAAGTTTTAAAGAATGATAATTAATGACTACTACAAATAATTATACAACGCAGAATGAATTATTGCTAAATAATTTATTAGAATTTTATAAACATAATGATAACTTAACAAGAATGTTGAAAATTATTACAGGTGAATCTAAAATCTCTTTACGTATTGTAGATTGGTTTGCAACAAATTATGCTAAAAAGAATTATACTCTCTATGATATGACAAATCAAATAGGAGAAAAAATTCGTTTCAAAGTTTACTTCGATTATAAGCTAAAATTAAAAGCTTATAGCAAAAAACGATTTGACCCTTTCTGCCGGTGGGATAGAATAAGTATTCCATATAAAGACGGAACATGCATTGAAACCACTATCGGACAATTGAATTTTTTTAAATGGGCTATTGAAAATAAAGTTGTTGATTATATTGATGAGCATTATGATGTCATTGAAAAGGATATGAATAACCGAAATAGCACCTCTAAGAGAAAGGAAACATTGACAGATAACGCAAAGACACGTAAAAAGAGGGAGGAGTTATCTATTTCCGCTACTAAAAGCATTAAGAAGGAAGAGGTTGAAATTGTCGTCAAGTTTCATTAACAATCGTTTTGGCTTTTAAAAAGTCGAATCAATTGCTTTTATTTATATAATTAAAAGCTAAATACATAAATAATGAGTTAAAGAGATAATTCATTATTTATATATAATGGAACAACTCAATATAGTTGAACTCATTGAAAACAATCCGATAACTAAGTTATCCAAAGATTATAATGTCAAATTATTAACAAAAATTAAAGCAAATTTTACTGATTTTGAACAACAATTATTTTTATCAAGTTTTTATTGCTATATTAATTGTCATCCTACAAATGATTTTGTAATTGATTTGGATAATGTTTGGAAATGGATGGGGTTTAGCTCAAAATTTAATGCAAAATATATGATTGAAAAAAATTTTATTGAAGAAAAAAACTATAAAAAATTACAAGATATGTCAAGTCAAAGTTTTGCTTCTGAATCTTCAGGACCAAAAAAAAATGGAAGAGGTGGTCATAATAAAGAAATAATTATGTTAAACATAAGCACTTTTAAAAAATTTTGTCTAAAAGCTGGAACAAAAAAAGCTGACGAAATTCATGAATATTATTTAAAAATAGAAGAAATAATTCAAGAAACTATAAACGAAGAATGTAATGAATTAAAATTACTGCTTGAAGAAAAATCAAATTCTATTGATAAAGAAAAAGAAGAATTAAAAGAAAAAACATTATTAGAACAATTTCCTTTAAATACACAATGTATTTATATTGGATTAATTGACAACAAAACATTGGGAAAACCTAATAGCAAGATGTATCATGAAACAGTTATTAAATTCGGTCAAAGTAATAACTTAAACGAACGAGTAAAAACACATAAAAAAACATATGAAAATTTCAGATTATATAATGCCTTTAAAGTTAAAAATAAGATTGAAATTGAAAACTGTATTAAGAAACATCATGTATTAAAAAATCGTCTACGAATTGTAACTATAGATGATATAGCACATAGAGAATTAATCGCATTAGATGATGAAGACTTCACAATTGATAAAGTAGAACAATTAATTAAGGATGTTATTAGAGAGAATGAATATAATGTTGAAAATTATAATTTACTTCTAAAGAAAAATGATGAGTTACAAAATGAAATTTATAGATTAAATGATGAGCTTAAGGAACAAACAAAAATATTGGAAACTGGTAATAAAAAAATACAAAAATTAGAATACGATGTTACGGAAGATATAAAATTAAAAATTGCGAGTAATTATGCAATTTGTAAATATGGATATTATTTGTATGCTTATCAATATGAAAATATGAGGTTTGTTTGTTCTATTTCACGTCAAAAAGATTACGAAACACTAAACAAAAGTTTAAAGGATTTATATCCAAGTGGTGAAATGATATATCATGTTAAATGTTCATATCCTTTAACAGAGAAAAACATGATGTTTATTTTAAAGCAAAATTGTCTTTCATTGGGACAGAATAAATTTGAAACATCAGCTGATAACATTAAAAAAATTCTTGATGTATCCATAAAATTAGAAGAAATATTAATTGAACGTTCAAAAGACCTTGATTATTTATCAGAAATTTTAACAAACCAAACAAATATTATAAACGATAATGAAGGTAATCCAGAGGTTCCTATTGTAAGAAAGGCTAAACGTTCGATTGACCAGATAAATAAAAATACAGGAGAAGTTATGAATACATTTGACAGCATAGAAGCAGCTGGTAAATTTTTAGGGCTTACTACTGGGACTGCAATTGGAATAGCGCTTCGTGAAAATCGTCAATGTCGAGGATTTTTATGGCGTTATTCTGGTGTATCAAAAGAAGAACAATTTTCTGAACAACCCGTGGTAAAAATTTGTTGTAAAAATGGAGAGAAAATATCTTTCAAAAATATAGCTGATGCTGCTAGAGACGCAAATGTTTCAGCACCTGCATTAAGACGACGAATTTTAACAGATGTTCATGTAAATAATTATCACTGGATTTTTGATAAAAATGCTTGCCATTACAACTAAAATATTCATAATATATACAGATATTATGAATAATATTCAAAAAAGATTTATGTTATTTTTATTAGGGTGTATACCAACGCGTTTGTTTCTAGTTTATTTGGCTAAAAACATTCCTGTTAACTATTTACCTGTTTTAGGATATACATTATTACTTCCGGCAATAGGTTTTATTTATTTATTTTTAAGTGGAACAAGAAAAAGTGGTCCTGAGACATTTGGAGATAAAATTTGGTGGAATAATTTAAGACCAGTTCATGCTATATTTTATTTATTATTTTCTTATAATGCTATTAATAAAGTAAAAGATAGTTGGGTTTATTTACTATATGATGTAATTTTTGGATTAATAAGTTTTTTAGTTTATCATTACATTAATAATGATTTTACAAGTTTGCATATTTAAAACGCTCAATTTAATTAAAATTTATCGTTATATTTTTGCACCAACTAATGTATTTTATATTTTGTTTATAGTTTATTCCATCATATATTTTTCTAAAATCGTCTGCATGAGTGTTACATATACATAGTTTTTCTTTTTCATTACATAGATAATCAGTTTTTTTATAAATTTCCTTATCTTTATCATTTAGATAAAATTCTACCATATTATTAATTAAATATTTTTTTGAGGTGATTTTATAAAATAATCATCGTCAAATATTTTAAATTTGACTACACTACTTTCTAACCAATCTACATCAACGACTTTATAGTCGGTTCTTAAATGTTGTATAACGACAATCATGATATTCTTGAGAATTATTTGTTGTTGTATTACCCATAATGTAAAATATATAATTTTACATTTATATAAGTTTATAATATATTAATTCAAAAGAAAGAGTTGTTAAACAATGATTTTAAATATTTTAATATTATAAATGCTTGATTTATGTAAATATAAAAATATACTAGGTGAGCCTGATAAAGGTGTTCATTCATTTAGAATATTTAATATTGCAATAGTAGATGTTTTATTGACGATATTAGCAGCATATATTATGTCTTATTTTACAAATTATGAATTAATTTATACACTAATATTTATGTTTATATTAGGAATAATAAGTCATAGGATTTTTTGTGTAAGAACAACTGTAGATAAAGTTTTATTTGATTAAATTATTACATATTAGTATTATTTAAAAATATGTAATAATTATATTATATTAATGGGAAATTCACAATCATCATCAATAAAAATAAATTATGAAGATGTTCAATTTATAATAAAAAATCCTGAAGGACATTTGTTAATAAATACTCTCTCTGGTTCAGAACAACATTGTTTGATTGTAAATACAATAAATATAAATAACGAAGAGAATATGATAAATAACTGTATTAAAAGAGGAGCAAAGGGTATAAAAGTAGTAATATATGGTAAGAATAGTAATGATGAAAAACTATATAATAAATATAGTCAGTTAACTTCTCTCGGATTCTATAATGTATATATTTATACCGGAGGTTTATTTGAATGGTTAATGTTGCAAGATATATATGGAGAGAAAGAATTTCCAACAACAAAAAAAGAACTAGATATATTGAAATACAAGCCAAATAAGGTTTTAAATGTTCCACTTTTGGAGTATTAAATTTCTTTAAGTAGTTAAAATAATATATATAAATTAGCTACTTAAAGACGAAGACACTACATAATGAAGGGTAATTCTTTGAATTCTGAAAAATGTTCAAAAAAACTTCCCTACACCTGAAGAGAAAATTATTCATTTAAAAAGTGGAAAGTATTTTTGAAATTTTAAAATGGACAAAAAAAATGTCCAAAAAAAAATAATGCCGATATTTTATGGGAAAATTATTTTCTGAGAGCATATTTTAAAATTAACGTAATGTCACCAAAAAAATAATTTTCATTTTGTTACGATAAATTTTTTTTAAACTTAAAGATATTTTCTTTAGGAATATAAATGGAAGTATTGGAAATAAAAAAGAGCCAAAAAAGCGCCAAATTTTATTGTGAATTATGTCACTATGAATGCTGTAAAAAGTGTGATTGGGAGAGACACAATAAGACCAAAAAACACATATATCGTGTCAATGGAAGTATTTTGGAAGGCGCCGGAAGTATTTTTTCCAAAAATGCGGGAAAAAGAGCCGAATTTTTATGTGATTGTGGACAGTCATATTTAACACATTCTGGACTTTGGAAACATAAAAAATCGTGTCAAAAAAAAGCGCCAAAAAGTGATATAAATTCTGAAGAAAAAATGGATGTCTATGACCTTGTTAAGTATTTAATGAAAGAAAATAGTGAATTAAAAACTATATTGATAGACCAAAGTAATAAAATGTTTGACCAGAGCAATAAAATGGGTGATGTCACTATGGAGCTCGTCAAAAATGGTGTCAATAATACCACAAACAATACAACTCATACTAATTCACATAATAAAGCATTTAATCTAAACTTCTTCTTAAATGAGACCTGCAAAAATGCAATGAATATTACCGATTTTGTGGATTCCATTAAATTACAATTGAGTGATTTAATGGATATAGGTGAACTAGGTTATATAGAAGGAATTTCGAATATAATTGTTAAAAATTTAAATAACTTAGATGAAACAGAGAGACCAATTCATTGTACTGATAAGAAAAGAGAAACTTTTTACATTAAAGATGCAGATAAATGGGAAAAAGATGATGAGAGAGAAAAAATGAAAAATACTATCAAAAAAGTTGCCAATAAAAATATAAGATTATTATCTCAATTTAAAGAAAAATATCCTGACTATAATGATTCAGATTCTATACACTCAGACCAATATAGCAAAATTGTAATTGAATCTATGTCATGTGATGTCGAAAAAGATGAAAAAATAATTAGAAACATATCAAAAGTGACTGGTATCAAAAGGAATGAATAACTTATATAGCTTCTTCAAGTAAATAATTTTCAATAGCTATATTTGAAAGCTCATCTGCTCTTTTATTTTTATTTCTAAAAATATGACAATATTCTATATGTTGAAAATGTTTTTCTAATTCTTTTGCTTTTTCATATAACTCAATTAAGTTATCAGCACGACACTTATAGAGTCCTTTCATCTGATTAATAACTAGCATACTATCACCTAGCACCTTTAAATGAGATATATTAAACTCTTTTGCTTTCATTAAACCTAGTATTAGACCAGCATATTCAGCATGATTATTTGTAGCATTCTCTCCAACTAAGAAACTTTCCACCCAAATTTCTTTGTTAAAATGATATATAACTGCACCCGCGCCTGCTAACCCTGGATTTCCTTTACTACATCCATCAAAGTTCATTATATAGTCATATTCTGGAAAAATTTTGTCATTTTTTTTAGAATAATTCGCTTTTTTAAAATATGTATCGATTTTTGGTAACATGCTCTTTTATTAAATAATATAAACTAATTATTTTATGTTATTTTCAATTTTATATTTTAAATAAACTTAAATATATTTATATTAAGTAAATATAAAGAATGGTGCCTCTTTTATTATTTCTATCATTGTTTGCAAGAATGATTTTTTCTGACACTGAATGTCCATATGTTTCGTCTATTGGAGATAGACGTAGTGATAAAAGTAAATTAAGACTTGTTCAATATAATGTTGAATGGTTATTTATTGATTATTATAGTCCAATGAATTGTCCAGGAAGCGGTTGCACATGGGTAAATCAAAGTGAAGCTGAAACACACATGAATTATGTTGCCGAAGTAGTAAAGTATTTAAATCCTGATGTAATTAATTTTTGTGAAGTCGAAGGATGTGATGAACTTAATATATTAAAAGATAAATTAGATAATTCATATACTCCTTACTTAAAAAAAGGAACTGATACAAGCACTGGTCAAAATGTAGGAATGCTTACAAGAGTAGACCCTTCTATAGACTTATATAGAACCGAATTAAAATATAATTATCCATTACCTGATTCAAAATGTGGATATACTGGTTCTGTTGGGTCATCAGGTGTAAGTAAACATTATATTACAGAATTTAATTTTAATGGATATAGTATTGCATTAATATCTGCTCATTTAATAGCTATTCCTACAGACCCATCAAGATGTGCTCAGAGAGAGGCTCAAGCATCTGTATTGCAAAATGTAATTTTTGGTTATGTAAATAAAGGATATGAAGTAATTATGCTTGGTGATTTCAATGATTATGATGCTGAAGTATTAGATATGAATAGCAATAAACCAACATCAAGAGTATTAGACATAGTAAAAGGTTATCAAGGCGATTTAAGTGGATTATATGAACTTCATAATGTAGCTGAAGAAATTGTCAAAGATCAGCGTTTTAGTGATTGGTGGGATTCTGATGATAACTGTAAAACAGCTTCTCAAACGGATTATTCTATGATTGACCACGTATTAGTAACTGATGCTATAAGAAAAAATATTGCTAATGTATTTATTTATCATGATTATGATGAGTATTGTGGGAAATATAATTCAGACCATTATCCAGTTGTTGTTGATTTAATGTTTTAAAATTTCTCTCAAGACTTCTACGCTTTTTTTAGCTTTTTTATGCAATTTTAAAGATTCCTTTTTAGAATATTTTGTAACAAATAATCTATCTTGTCGCATACGAAATACTCTATAATCAAATAAATTTAAAGCTTCTTCTAATGCTTTATTATATTCACAATTATCTCTATACATTGCATATATAATACATCTATCAATATCATAAGCGGCCAATAAATCAGCTTCTCTTACAATATGATAAGCAATCATATTTTCTCCTAAATCAGGGTAACCATTCGATTTTACTTTTGAATAAGACATTGTTTCAATAATTTTTCCAACAATTTCTAAATCAGATGAGAGCATATGTTCTGATAAATATTTTTTATATTGTTTAATACCTTCTTTTTCATCCATATATTTTTTATCACACATGTCATGACCTATTGCAGCCATATAAATAATTTCTTTATATTTTTCAATGTTTGGATTTATTAAATACTCGGTTTCATAAATTTGTTTAGAAAATTGATATACTTCCATACTATGCTTTAATGCATGAGATTCATCAATATTATATAGTTGACTTGTTTCAACTACATATTTAAAACCTCGATTAATTAAGTTAATAAGTGGAAGTGCTGTTGACATTATTCTCATTATATATGTTATAATTTATAGTAGTTTTTTACTTCAATTTTTTTTAAATATAGTCACAAATTTCTATATTAAATTTATTATCGATTGATGTAATACGAAATGGATTACCACAACCATATATTTTATTCTCTCTAACATAATAATCACAAAGGTCTTTTGGAGAGTGTGGGTCTATTTGTTTTCCATTTTTTTTTAGAACGCCGTGTCTAAATATACCACAATTTATTTTTCTTATAATTATATAATCTTTACAGTGTGGACATACCAAAATTGGCTCTTCTTTTTTGTCTTCAGACATTAATAATATATTTTATACTATATTATTAAGTTATTAATTAATTTAAATTTTATTTTCTTCTTGAATATCTGCGTTTAGATTTTCTCTTAAGTTTTCTTGTTTTTCTTCTTCGTCTTTTACCACCGGATTCATTAATAACAGGTAATAAGCCACTATCAAAATATCTAGATTGAGGATTTTCGTCTTCATTTTTTGATGGTGGTAGTTTCATTGTCATACCAATTTTAATTGTTTCATACAATTTTTCAATCTCATCTGGAGAAAGATATTGATTATAAACTTGTTCAAAATCTTGTCTTTGATTATTTTTGACAAGTCCTCTAATAAAAGAAGCAGAATATTCAGATGGATTAATATCAGAAATGGTTCGCTCTCCCATTCCGGTAGTTTTTAATGCATCCATTCCTTCTCTCTCTAATATAATACCATTTATTGATTTAACATAGTCTTTTGTTTTAAAGTTATCAACTATTGTATCCAAAAAATCAGCTCTATCTCTCCCAACAATAAAAAACATATTTATTTTAGTTATATCTTTATCAATGAAATCATTTTTAATTACATTATAAATAAATCCAAATGGGCTGCCAGTTGAACAAATAACAATAACATTAAATTTTTCAATTAGTTGTTTTTTAATTATGTCAGTTTCAGAATTAGCAAGTATTTCTTTATATGTTGATATCATTTTGTCTAATATTGTGGATTTATATATTAAATCAGATTGACTCATATTAGTTAAAATTGCGGCATCTGATTTGTTCTTTGCTTTTGGAATAGAATAGCTACTACATGGTAAAGGATTTTTACCATCTAAAGAACTAGAAGTTATTACATAAGCTTTATCAACACCTAAATCAATAGCTTTATCAATCATAGTTTTAATCAATTCTAGATGACCAGGTGTTGGTGGATTCATTCTTACAAAAGAAAAAATAAATGTATTATCAGGTGTATAATCTACACTCATATATATTTAATTATATATAAATTTTTCAATTAAATCAATCCATTCTTTAAGTATATCTTCATTTTCATAAATATTATGATTACCATCTAAAACTATTTGGTCTTTGCAAATACATTCAGTTGAAGTTTTATCCATCATATTATCATGGTATTCACTACACGAATTTAAATAATTAATAGGAATATTATCTTCGCCTTCTCTATGTCTTGTATTAATTCTTTGATGACACGTTTCAGGGTCAGTTTTAACATAAATAATTTTATTAAGAGGGAATTCATCAACAAATGTATTGAACCAATTAATATATATCTGATAGTTAATATGTTCAATCTTACCAGTATCATATAACATTTTGGCAAAAACCATTTTATCTGTAAATAAACTTCTCTCTGTTATGATAATATATTTTGGTAGTTCAAAATTATTTTCTTGTTTGTCATAATTAATAAACATTTGCTGATTTCTATTTTTAATTAATTTTTCTTGAGATTCTGTCACTTGTTGAATAGTTTCTTTTAATATTTTTAATCTAGATATATATGCCATCATTTGGAATGAGAATGAATACTTTTCTTGGTCAGCATAAAATTTCTCTATAATTGTAGTACCATTTTCATCTTTAATTTTACTCCATTCATCAACCGGTTCTTTTAAGAATATAATGTTTGCATTATCTTTAAAATATTTTTTAAGATTGGCTAGTAATGTGGATTTGCCAGAACCAATATTGCCTTCAATAGAAACAACTTGAATTTGATAATTCATTATATGTATTATTTATACATTATATTTATATATATTTTATATCAATTTTATTAAATAAAAAAATTGATATAAAATATATATATAAAGATAAAAGCACATTAATAAGTAATTAACCCATTAAAATGGATTTAAGACAACGTAAGCTAAACAAGTCAGAATGGGAAGGTATTGAAAAGCCAGTTTCTGAATTAGAACTCCCTATTTTGAATCTTATTGTAAGAGGTTTTCACGATGTAAATATTAGAATTAATAATAATAATTCTATCTTTACATTTTTAAAGATAGAATTTTCAGAGAAAATTGAAGATTATATTTATAATCGTTATTTACGTAAGCGTGCTGATGCAATAGAAAATAAATTATTAGAATTAGATTCAAGTTATAAAGTTATGAAAATTGATGCAAATATAAAACCAAATTCATGCGATAGAATTAGATTAGAAAGATTTGATGACGAAACAATTAAGAATAACGACATATATGAAAATGTTTTATTAAACTATCTAGAAAAATTCTTATCTAGTAAAAAAATTAATAATAACAAATCAATTAATTTTAATTATTATACTCTTTATAAGCTAATAAGAAATAACATTGTTCATTTAAATAGACATATTAGAAATTTGACAAATATTGTGCTAGAGAAATTTGCTGATGCAATTAATAAATCTATTATAATTGAAAATGCTGTGGAATTTATTGAAAAAAATGAGAGTTTATTGAAGTATAATGATCTAGTTCTTTATGAACATCAAAAAGAAATATTTGCAACGATTAGAAATCCTAGACCTAAGTTGATATTATATATGGCTCCAACAGGAACAGGGAAGACTCTTACACCAATTGCTCTTTCAGAACAAAAAAAAATAATCTTTGTTTGCGCAGCAAGACATGTAGGTTTAGCATTAGCAAGAGCAGCAATTTCTGTTGAAAAAAAAATCGCATTTGCGTTTGGATGTTCAAGTGCAGACGATATTCGATTGCATTATTTCGCAGCAAAAGAATTTACAAAAAATAAGAGAACTGGTGGTATTAAAAAAGTCGACAACTCTATTGGCGATAATGTCCAGATTATTATTTGTGACATTAGGTCTTATTTACCTGCTATGTATTATATGTTAGCATTCTTCAGTGCGGAAGATATTGTTACATATTGGGATGAACCCACTATTACGATGGACTATGATGAACATGAATTTCATAAGACAATTAGAAAAAATTGGAAAGACAATGTAATTCCAACAGTTGTTTTATCTTCGGCTACTTTACCAAAGGAAACTGAACTTACAGAGACAATTCCTGATTTCTTAAATAAATTTCCTGGTGCTGAGATATGCAATATTATTAGCCACGATTGTAAAAAATCGATTCCTATTATAAATAAAGATGGTTATGTAGTTTTACCTCATTATTTGAATAATAATTATGAAGAAATCTTGAAAATCGCAAACCATTGTAGAGATTATTTGACGCTATTGAGATATTTTGATTTAAAAGAAGTTGTAGAGTTTGTAAGTTTTATTAATACAAATAATTATGCAAATAATAAAATGCATATTGATAGACATTTTGAATATTTGGATTCAATTAATATGAAAAATATAAAAATTTATTATTTAGATATGCTGAGAAATATTAATCCATCAAAATGGCAGATGATATATTCATATTTCGAACTAAATAGAAGACCAAGAATTATGGAAAATACTGCTGTGGATATAAAGGGTAGTAAGATTCAGAAAATTCGTAGTTTAGGACCTGGTGTAACCCCTATAACATCAAAATCTTTAGAAAGTGCACCTCTTTCAAGACTTGCGTCTGAACAAATTACAAGTTCTAAACCAGTTCCACAAGGAACATCGGGTGTTTATGTTACAACTAAAGATGCTTATACATTGACTGATGGTCCAACAATATTTATTTCGAATGATATTGAGAAAATTGCAAAGTTTTGTGTTCAACAATCAAATATACCATGTGCTGTCATGGAAGACCTTATGAAAAAAATAGAATATAATAATGTTATTAATAAACAAATTGATGAGATTGATGTTGAACTAGATGTCATAAAAGAAGGTATTGAGCAACGTGTAAAAAATGTTGTAAATGCGTCATATAAAGGTGTTAATGTTAAAGGTAGATCTAAATCAAATAAAGACCCAAAAAAATTAAGCAAAGATGTTCCTGATGAATTACAAAACAAAGGTGCACTTAATAAAATGACAGAAAAGATAAACTCATTAAGAGCCATGATTAAACGTGCTTCATTAAATGATACATTTGTTCCCAATAAAAAACAACATATCGATAAATGGGCTGCTGATAATACAATCTCAAATGTATTTACTAGTACAATTGATGAGCAAGTAGTTTGTGATATTATGTCGTTAAATGGTGTTGACAATTTATGGAAAGTGCTTTTAATGATGGGAATTGGCGTATTTATTAATCATGATAATATTACTTATACAGAAATTATGAAGAATCTAGCTGATGAACAAAAGTTATATATGATTATTGCTTCAAGCGATTATATTTATGGAACTAATTATCAATTTTGTCATGGTTTCTTAAGTAAAGATTTAGATTTAACACAGGAGAAGGTTATTCAAGCTATGGGTCGTATTGGTAGAAATAATATCCAACAGTCTTATACTGTTAGATTCAGAGATGATTCACAAATTGCAAAATTATTTACATCAGAAACTGAAAAGCCAGAAGTCAGAAATATGAATATATTATTTAATAGTACAAATGTAAGATATGAAAATGGTGAATATATTGAAGTTCCGGACGAAGATGATGGAGGAGAGGTTGTAGAAGAAGAAGGTAATGAGTTTAATCCATATGAAACTAATATTGACGAAGCAGTTGTAAATAACGAAGATAATGAAAACATTGAAGAAGATGATGATGCATAAATATATTTAAAAATTTTGAATATAAAATTTATAAATTTTTTTCTATAAAATAATTACACCGACTGGAAAGAAAAATGACACAAAACACAGTTATGATTTGCATATTTTATAACTATGTTTCAAGTAATTTGTTAAATGTTCCTTTGTTATTTTCTTCTCTAAAATACTAAATTTGAAAGCAAAAAAGTTGATTATTATAAATCAGTGTTTGTAATAATAAAATATGATGGTAAAAATGTATTTATGGGAGATTTAAATTTTCAGGGATTGGTATGAGTCTAATATAAAATGCGATATTTCTCCATCTATTCCCATATACATCTCTCAAAGTATATTCATTATAATAATCTATTTTTGGTGCTAATTCAGGGTCTCGTCCATTATTGTTATTATATTGTCCAGTTTCAACAACTTCAATAGTATAATTTGGTTCAATTTCATTTATTCGATTAGAAATATTTTCAATAAAATTTTTTATTGTTGTATTATGATTGAATGAAAAATAAAATATTCTCTCTGTATAAACAATTTTAAAGTAAAATGTGTAAATAATGTTGTCTTCTGACATATTTATATAAATATAAATGCTTATTTTTATATAGTTAATATCTTAAAATTTTTAATGAACCGATAATTTGGCACCTAGTTCTTTGTAATAATAGCTATTATACTGAATATTATTTTGTAATGCTTTTGCTAATGTTTATATTTATCATGGATATGAAGAATATTGTGGTAAATACAATAATGTGTTGGGTATTGATGAAACAGAAATTCCACAAGGCATGGGTGTAGAAATTAATTATGATTGATTGTAATGTAGTATTTTCAAGAACCACATACTAAATAAATATGATTATAATTTCTTTTTTTAATAATATCCAAAAATGTGCCACCGCCTAATAGTTGGCCTCTATTATAATTTTTATAATCTTCATATTTTTCATCACAACATCTACAATATACACCATAATTTCTTAAATGTTGTTTTTGTACTTCTTCATCACATTTATTTATATAATTGTTAAAATACTCTTCAGTTATTTTTTCAGATAACCATTTTTCAGCTTCATAAATAGATTCTCTTTCAGTTTTTTCTGAGTCAAATTCTATAGTATGTTCTTTATGGCAAAAACATCTAAATATATCAAATGACATATTCTTAACATATTTATTATTATTATCAATTTCAGTAAGATATCTATAATTAAATATATTTTCATTATCAATAAAATATGCTCCATATTTTTCACGAACTTTGATTTTAAATATAGACATTTGTTCATTAATATCATATTCCTCAGGCAAAACCATTTTAAAATTCATTCTATTATCATAATGCATTTTATCAAATAGTAAATGTTGTTTACCTCTAGTTGTAATTATCGATACATATTTTGGTAATTGAATTCCTTCTTTTTCTGGATAAATGTCTTTTTCTAAATTCTCTACTGTCTTATTTGCTTGGTTTAATTTTTCTTGAATTGTAATTTTACTTGATTTACTCGTCATCCACGGTTTGTCTAATTTTGGATGGTGTTCAACTTTAAAAAACTCTCTTTCCTTTGTATGTTCTTTGTCTAACCATTCGTGATAATAAACAACATATTTTTTCATCATATCTTGAGTTATACCTTCGGGTAATTTTTTAGCGCTTTGTTTTCTTTCTCTCTTTGTTCCTTCTTTGATTCCCTTTGAATTTTCTTCTTGTTCTTTTCTTGTTGCTATTCTCAAATTTTCAATTGTATTATTTAATGGATCTTGGTCTATATGGTCAACACTTACGGATTTAGTGCCTTTACCATTGCCGTAGCAACTCATAATTATTTGATGAATATAAAGAGAATTAGAGCCCATTATATAACCATTTGAATGTTTAAACCAAGTAATTTTAGTTTCATTATTTTTATTTTCAAATTCAAGTATATTTAAATAACTTTCTGGACACAATCTACAAATAGTATCTTTCTCACAGTATAATAATAAATATTCTTTATTATTTTCTCTAATTTTCCATAGTGGATTTTTCATAATATATGCGTCTTGTCCAGAACAATTGTAATGTCCGTTAATATATTCAATTACATTATAGTTTTGAATAATATTTTTGTGATAATGATGATATATTTCAACATTACTTCTTCTTATATCAAATTTGTTTCCATTCTTAAAATGATAATATGATGTTTCTTCGTTAAAATTAAACAATAAATCTAAATATGTAAATCGTTTATAATTATATGCGTATGAAGGATAAATTTCATTTTCGCTATTGACAAATACAAAGTTTTTATTGAAATTTATAATTTTATCTTTATCCTCGTAATCAACTAAGTAAAAGTTTCCACCATAACAAATTGTTCCACACTTTAATTCTGTATTTGTCCCATAAATAGGTTTCATTTTTACGTCGTTAAACGTATTTTGAGTTTCAGAATATGAATCAATTTTATTAATATTCATATTATGATATAATTAAAAACATTGTCTTTAAATAGTTTTGGGTAATATTAAATAAAATATATTTATATAAATTTTGTAAAACCACCCAGCCCGCTCAGTTAGAATATGCTAAACCACCCATACCACTCATAATACGTAATACGTTGTAGTTGGTGGCATAGACACGGACCTTAGCAGTCTTGGTACCTTCAACAGTGGCGTTAGACAAGACCAATTGAAGAGTGGCGTTATCAATTCTGGAGAAGTTGCAAGTGCCTGAAGGTTGGTGTTCCTCAGGGCGAAGAGCGAATGAGTAAACGTTAATACCTTCATCAGGATTGCGGGTGTGGGATTGGTAAGGTTGAACCCAAGAGAAGTAGGTTCCTTCACGCTCAGAGAAGCGGTCTTGGCCGTTAAGTTGAAGCTTAGCGGTGACGACAGGGTTTTGGCCCCAGCAGTGCATGTCCAAAGAGGTTTCAGAAAGAACGAAGGTACCAGCATCAGAGACTCCTGAGTTGTCAAGGTGAGGAGAAGTAGTTCCAGATTGAAGCGAGTCAATGATGGATTGAGGAAGACCAGCAGTGTTCAAAGGAACTTGTTGACCTCCCATGTTAGCTTCGTTGTAAGGATTGGAAGGACCGTGCCAGTAACCAGTGAATTGACCGAATTCAGCAGAAGGTTGGTAATCAAGGGCACCAGCATCTTGGAATAATCCACGAGCATCAATGTAAGCACGGGAATCAGCAGCAATAGCGGCAGGTCCACCGAAGGCATGGACGGCATTAGGAAGAGCATCGATGGCATCAGTGTAGTTGAAAGGTTGAGCACCAAGAACCTTGAATAAAAGAGCATCACAAGTTAAGGATGAGCAGTAGTCAACGTTTTGGTCAGGTTGGACAACCCAGATGAGCTCCTTAACAGGGTGGTTGAAGTTGAGCTTAATCTTGTTAGAAGAGGAACCAACAGACTCATCACCAGTGAATTGGAGTTGAGTGATAAGGTATTCATGAGGATTTTGGGCCATTCTGCGGCGTTCATCAGTGTCAAGGAAGACATAGTCAACGTAGAGAGAAGCAGCAACCAAAGATTGGTTATAGGCAATGGTAGCAGGGACAGGGCGTCCAACAGTGTATTGACCAGCAGAACCAGAGTAAGGATTTGTGTTGCAGTTCAAAGTGGTAACAGCCCACAAGCACTCATCAATAGGTCTGATATCAAGGTTAATCTTGACTTCGTGATATTGAAGAGCAATTAAAGGAAGGGCAAGACCAGGGTTGGTGCAGAACCAGAATTGAAGAGGAACATAGAGGGTTGTTTCAGGAAGAGCGTTACGAGGAGCGCAAACTTGACGAGGAGCCAAGGAGTCACAAGGGGATTCAACGTCAGAGAAAGAAGGGTCAGTGATGAAGGTAAGTTGAGTAGTGTTACCAATCATCTTGTAGTAACCACGTTGTTGTTCAGAGGTCATTGTCAATTGGTTCCAGATGTGCATCCAGTCACCATATTGACGATCGATTCTTTGACCACCAATTTCGACTTCAACCTGGGCAATTAATTGCTCACCAGGGAAATCGAGCCAACGGGCATAGACACCAGTGTTTTGTCCACTGGAGTAGTTTCCGAGACCCATAAGTTGGTTAATCTCAGGAAGAGTAACTTGTAAGTAAGTGCGGTAAGCTAAATCTCCGTTTCTGGAGATAACACATTGGACACGACGTCCAAAATCAGCTTGACCATTGAAAGTTTGTTCGATTGATTCAATTGCAAAGTTAGTATATCTACGATAAGTAACTTTCCAGAAAGTAATTTGAGGATTACCAGTAAGGTACACATCTTGTGCACCGTAAGCGACTAATTGCATAAGGCCTCCACCCATTTTATAATATTGCTAAAGAAAAAAAAATTTGGAAAATTAAATTAATTAATTTAAATTAATTTAATTAGTTTAATAAATATGATAAATTTTTATTAAAAATAATTTAAGAAAAAATTTTATTTAAATCTAAATTGGTGTTCATAAATTTCATCAAATATGTGTCTTCAAGCACTTCTTTTTTTCCTTCGTGTGACTTAGAGAAGACATATGAATCTCCTCGTTTTTTAACAGACCATCCTTGCTCTATAGAATTAAAAAGTAAAAGCATTTTCTGGAATTTTATACCATCTACTTTTAAATCTCCATTTTCTAAATCTTTTAAGGAATCTAGATTTATTTTAAATTCCATTAAAGTATTTTTATATAACTTTATATTTCTTTAAACTAATTATTCACATTCTGTTTGAATTTTATTTTCTAAATTTTTTATAATTTTATTATTTTCTCTAATTTCATTTGTCATATGACAAATACGTATATTTAATGATAAAATTTCTTCTTTCAAATATTTAATTTCTAATTGAGTTTCACGATGTTTATTAGTAAAAGCGATGTAATCATAAATATTATTAGCACATGATAGACCCGCCATAATTGTTAAAATTGTTAATGGTTCCATTTAATTTTTAGTTGTTTTATATTTAAATTAATTATTTATATCAATTTTTATTTTTATAATACCTAGAATAATGTAGTTCTTCTTTTTCTAAAATTTTAAAATTACTTTTAATAATATCTTCGTTATCATTTGAATAATATATATTTCTAATTTTATATCCCTTTTTTTCAGGTAATTTTTTCATAGTTTGTATACAATTTGCACATGGTTTTGAATTTTGCAATTTATTTTTTTTTGACAATCTTATAACTAATAAGTTAACAGATTCTAAATTTTTTTTCCTCTCTAAAGGTTTAAGTTTATTAATTGCATCGTGTTCAGCATGAACACCTGGTTCAATACCATCAGAGTCACCCATTTTATTAAATCCAAAACTCAAAATATTAATCTTTCCCTTTTGACAATTTCCCTTGTAAAATACAAGCAGCATGATTATAATTTCCGCACAAACATGGCGAAATTTTATTTTCTCCTTTCTCATAGAGAGAAATATCTGCATCACACGGTAAACAGAAACGCTTTAAAAACATAATATCAAATATTTGAGTCATTTTATTAATATTAATATATGCAATAATTGTTTTAAATTATAATCAATTTTATTTTCTATCTAATTTAAATAAATAATTTCTCTATATTATAAATTAAATAAATAGCTATTTTAATATTAATAAAGCTATGCCATCTTTTAAACCAAAATCGAGTAAAAAGATAAAATTCAATAAAAAATCAGCAATCACACTAGATACAAAGCATAAGGAATTTTTAAACGAGTTTTCAAAAGATGAACACATAATATTTGATAATAAATTTGAAATGTCAGAATTAAAGAAAAAACTTCAAGAAAATTCAAATGAATTAACAATAGAGGAAAAGTTGGAAATGAATGACCGTATAATTGAATTAAAAGACAATATAAAAGACACAAAAATAAAAAAAAAAGATTATTTACTAGACAATTCAAAATATATATTTGAATATTTTGAAAATAAAAAAAATATATCTACTGGAGTAAAATCACAATCAGTTTCTAATAAATCCAAAATTGTTAATAATTTTTTTAAAATAAAAGAGGAGATTGATAATGAGTCGAATTTAATAAAAAAATACAATAATAACATAGTTTTAAAATATTTAAGTAATGTCAGCGATGAGTTTTTAGATATTAATAATTTTGTTTATCAAACAGATATATGTCAATTTTGTCATAAGGGTGAATTAATACCTCTTGAAGAAGATGGTATAATGATTTGCAATATTTGTTCAAGAAGTATACCATATCTTATTGAAAATGAAAAGCCGTCATATAAAGAACCTCCAAAGGAAGTATGTTTTTATGCTTATAAACGCATTAATCATTTTAAAGAGATTCTTGCACAATTTCAAGGTAAAGAGACAACACAAATTCCTCCTGATGTTATTGAAAATATTAAGCTTCAAATTAAAAAAGAGAGAATCACTATATCACAAATTACAAATTTAAAAACTAAAGAAATTCTTAAGAAGTTAGGCTATAATAAATATTATGAACACATACCATTTATTAAAGATAAGTTAGGGATAAAACCACCAATTATGAGTCCTGAATTAGAAGAAACACTTTGTAATTTATTTATTGAATTACAAGCACCATATTCCAAATTCTGTCCAGATGATAGAGTCAATTTTTTGAATTATTATTATACAGCATACAAACTTTGCGAACTTTTGGGAGAAGAACAATATTTAGAGCATTTTCCAATGTTAAAAGACCCAGAAAAAAGAATGGAACAAGATATAATTTGGCGAAAAATTTGTGTAGAATTAGATTGGGAATTTATTCCTACTGTTTAAAAATTAATTAGGTTTATACGGGAAAAGTTTTAACATATTAGTATTATAAATAGAATAATTTGGGTCATTGCTATTTGCACCTACTCCATTACCAAAACACATACCACCTCGTTGTTTACGTCTCCGTGTCTTTCTTCCTTTTTTATTAACTCTCTTCTTAGATTTTCTTCTAGGCTTTCTTCCTCCAAATTCATCTGGACTTGTTGTATATCCTGACATATTACTTGTATCTAAATCAGATAGATGTAATGAATTATCCATACTAATATCTAAGTTATGTTCGTCATCATCAGCATGAGGAATTCCTTCTAATTGCTCTGCATTTTGATTTTCATTTAATAATTCAATGATTACTTGTTCTGTCATATCATCAGAATTACCATGAAAACCATCGTCTCCTTGATTCATTATCGTATTAACTTTTTGTATAACTTCATTTAATGAAACGCCTAAATCTGTCAAACTGTCAATTTGGTATTGATTGAAGCCTGAATTTTGTAATTGTTGTAATTCTTGTTGAGTAAATGCACCACCTTTCATACTTCTACGTCTATGTCTATGTATTTTTTGTCTTCTATGTCTAGTAACTCTTTTTGCCATAATATATTATTAACAGATTTAAATATATTATGTTATTTAAAATCCACCAGGGAATTTGACCAAGTTAGCACCAATACCAAAACCAGCACCAGAGCGAGCAGTTACACCCATAGATGGTACATAGGTATCAAGAATGCTAAATGTAGCAGCAGCAGTTAAAGCAATCAAAATAATTTCCTCAATATTCAAAGAACGTTTAGGAATAGCATATGCAGCAATAGCAACCATTAAACCTTCAACAAGATATTTAATGATTCTTTTAACAAGTTCACCAACGTTTATTAATCCGTTCATTATATTAAATGTTAAGAAAAAATAATTTGTGCGATAAATTACTTAAAAATAAATAATTTAATTAATTAAAATGGATAGTTCTAAAAACAAACAATCTAAAAAATCTGGTTTTGAAAGAAAAGAGATAAATGGAAAAGTTAATCCTAAATACGTTGATTTATTAGATGAGGATAAGCCACTTGCTGGTCAAAAATTTGTTTGTATGTCTTTTTGTTCCCCTGAAAAAATTCTTAAAGAGAAGGAAATATTCTTTTTTGAAGAATTCCTAAAGAATTGGGATTTCAATAAGTCAATGGAAAAATTTTTACAATTTATTAATTTTATTTCTTTTAAATACAATTTATCATTTGAAGATTTGAATAAAGATTTTAAAGATTTTGTTCAAGAAGAAAAGGATAAATTAGCTAAATCAAATTTATCAGATGATTATAAAACTTATCTAGATAATCACGAAGATGAATTACAAAAGAAATTTGATGTTCAACATAATTTCCAAACAAGTACGAGAGGATTAAAGGTCAGAGGTGTGTATCCAACACAAGAAGAAGCTGAATTAAGATGTAAAATGTTGAGAGAAATTGATCCTAATCATGATATCATGGTTGGTCCAGTTGGCATGTGGATGCCTTGGGACCCAGAAGCGTATAAGACTGGTCGCGTTGAATATATGGAAGAGGAACTAAATCAAATAATGCACGAGAAACAAAAGAATGAGTCTAATGCTAAGAGTGCCTTTGAACAACGCGTTAAGGAAACTAAGCAACAAGCCATTGAAGAAAATATTAAGAATGCTGAAAAGAGTGGTAATACTTTATCTCAAACTATTGATGAAAAAGGAAACTTAATTGGTGTAAATAATTCAAGCACTCAAGAATTTTCATTAGGAGAACAAGAAAATATTTCAACTGCTGATATTTGTAAGGAATTATTTGAAGGTGAAAATATTGTAGTTGGAAAGACTGATAATGGTCAAAGTTTATTAAAGTCTGGACCATTTGCTGGTAAGAAGTAAATAATAAATAAAATATATTATTATTCATTAAATCAATAATAATAATATATTTATACTCCATAATCATAAAAACGTAATGTATTATCACATAAATTAAAATTATTTAATTCATTTTAAATTTTTTCTCGTCTATCAGTTCTTTTACTTAGATTATATAACTGTCTAAATTATAACCAATGTCATTTAGACATCTTAACACTTTTTTATGGTCTTCTTCAATGTTATTTCCAATAGTGCTTTCATTGCCTTCTTGAATTATTAACCATGGAAAATAACAATATGAATGGCTATATAATTGAATTCTAGATGTCATCCAATCAGAAGCGTAAAAACAATTATGAAACATTCCTAAAATTGTTTTTACTCCTTTTAAAGAGATAATATAACCAGCAGTTAAATATTGTTCTTTACAAAGTACCCATTTATCTATCGGACAACATGGTTCTGATCCGTTTAAAAATATAATATCCCACTCTTTATCATCAATGTCTTTAGTAAATAATTCTAATTTATCTTTCCAATTTATATCAAAACATGCGTCATCTTCTAATATAAGCGCATATGGTAATTTTTTCTCTAAAATATGTTTCCATAAATTAATATGTGATTGTCCGCAACCTTTTTGACCGTTAGTTAATCTATTATCAAAACTGTCAATGATATCGTCAGTCCCTCCAATTGCTGCAGGAAATCTAGTAACTTCGAGATTTAATTTTAAAAATCTTTCTTGCATTTTAGTCCAACGATCATTACTACTTGCCATAGAAATACAGAAACAATTATATTTATTTAAAACGAAGCTCATGTATTTTTAGATATACAAATAAATAAATCTTTAAACTGATTTACATCATTAAAGATTTATTTAATATTTATAAAACAATTTAAAATACTATAAAAACATTATTATAAAACGCCCATTTTATTAATGAAAAATAACAGATAATTAAAGTTAAACTTAAATAAAATAATATTAAATGCATGAAAATTTGTTATATTATTTTAACATGTGAAAATTATCTATCAAGTCGTGCGAAATTTTTATTAGAAACCAGTTTAAAAAATGTTAATTCAACAGATATTTATTTTCTATCTTGTAAATCAATAAAACCAAATATTTATGTATGGAATACTGCTGACAATTACGAAAGTTGTCCTTTAAAATATGTTAGGTTTTTTCAGAATATGACAATAGATTATGATTGGTATTTTTTATGGATGATGATACATTTGTATTTCCGGAGTGATTAAATAGTTTTGTGGAGCAATTTATTAAGTCTGATAGTCTGTATATTGGTAATAGATGCAAAGGTTATTCATTTCCATCATACATGTCTGGTGGTGCTGGATTTTTATTAACTAGATCTTTATATTTAAAATTAGTAGATTATATTAGACAAAAGAGTGATGATGAATTAGTAACATCTATTTATGGTGATTATTCAATAGGATTATGGATATCGAATATAACTGATATAAAACTTATAGATGTTGACTTATTTAATCCTGCGCTGCATGATAATGAAGAGCAATTAAAAATTTGCATTAGTTTTCATTATTTAAAAACAAAATAACATTATGAATTTTATAATAATTATAATAAATAATGTAATTATCTAAATCATACCCTATTTCATTTGAAGAGTGTTAATATTAATTAAACCAGTTACCTCCTACATTCGAACATGAATTACAATTATAATTAAACATACAATTAATAATATTATTAACATCTGGGTTAATATTTTTACAACTTATATGTATTCTAGTTAACATACGTTGATTAGATTGATTTATTAAATGAAATAGGTGTTGACGAATTTGGTGATGAAATATTCTATGATTATATATTATATTAAACATTATATAATATTCTTGTCATTTTATAATGTAACTCTTTTTAAATAACACTATAATAATAGTCATTTATTATATTTTTATTTTTAATATACCTGCTCATTTTAGCAGAACAAAATCCTTCCATTTCTGCTGCTTTGGCTATCGTATCCCATGTTGCTAATAATTCGTTAGTGTCTTTTTCCCTCTTATACACTTTTTTACCAGTTGATGAGGATATTTTTTCCTTTTGAATATATGGTTGTTTCAATGAAATTCCATAATAACCTTCATTAGACTCGCCATCAGTCCAAACAGTACCTTTTAAAGTATATGGCGATTCATTTAAGTAAATTTTTATTTCTTTCATATCATTATCTGTTAATTCTTTATTAACGCTTGCTTTCCATTTTTGATATTCTCTCAATAGCGTCGAATTTAATATCTTTCCACAATCTGAAAATTCACATGAATTAAAAATAAAATTTTCAACATCTGAATTATTAGAAGTTTTTTTATATTCAATTGATTTTAGTTTAATACCAGCATATCCATGGTTTCCATCAATTCTTTTTGGTTTGAATCTTGTATCTAAATAATTTTTAAGAGCATGAAATATTTCCTTTGTTGGTTTAACTTTGCTCCACAACCGATATCTTCCTTCTAAATTTACAGACAATTCTTGTACATCTGGTCTAACAATACAAATTTCATTCACAAAATTATTAAATTTTTTATTTATTTCATCTTCAGGCAATAAAATATTTTGATAAACAGATTCTTCATTAATCTTTGTAGAATCAATAATTTTCTGTTGTTTATCAAGTTTTTCTCTCAAATTGTTAATTTCAATAATTTGCTCCAAGTTATTTTTTTCAAGAAAAAGAATTTTTTCAATCGATAAATTATTTACTGACTCTAATTCTTCATTGCGCTTTGTAAGCTTATTAAAATTTTCAATACTATAAATTTTGGATTGTATAATTTCTTTTATAATTTTAGTTAATTTATCAATAGTAAAACTATCATTGTATGCAATAATTTCTGTTTTATTTTTCTCATTAATTTTAATTGTTCTTAATTGTGATTTAATTTTTGGATGATTCTTAATGAGATTTTCAATTTCAACTTTATTCTGAACTCTAAATGCATTTTTTAGAAAAAAATTGCTATAATGCTTATGATGATAAGAGACTCTATTTGACAAATCATTTGTATGACCGAATTTGATTAATTTCTCTCCATCTTCATTTGTATCATCAATTATTCCAAAATAAATGCATTCTGTATTTACAGGAAATTGGCTGATTAAAGCTTGTTCTACTTCTTTTTGTTTTTGATTAATAAGTTTATCTTTATTTTGTAATTGTAATTTTAATTCATTACATTCTTCATCAATAGTTTCTTGTAAAATTTGTTCTAATTTAATATAATATTCATGAATTTCATCAGCTTTTTTTGTTTGAGCCTTTAAACACAATAATTTAAAACATTTAATATTTAGCATAATTATTTCTTTATTATGACCACCTCTATTATCTTTTTTTACTCCTGAACTCGCAGGACTAAAGTTTTGCTCTCCTGACAGAGAAAGCAAAATTTTATAATCATTGTTAATTTTAAAATTTTTTTCTAACAATTCTTTCGATCTGATTTTTTGACTAAACCCTAACCATTTCCATATATTATCTAAATCAACTACAAAATCATTAATTGGATTACAATTTAAATAACAATAAAAGCTTGATAAAAATAATTGTTGTTCAAAATCTGTAAATTTTTCTTTAATTTTTGTCAATAATTTAATATTATAGTCATTTGATAACTTAGTTATTGGGTTATCTTCAATCAGTTTAACAATATCTAATTGCTCCATTCAATTATACATTAATAATAATTAAGTCTTTAAGTTGTTATTTAAAAAATTTGTTTTTGTTTTTGAAACCGAAACCAATATTTTACCACCCAGTAGTCTTTTTAACACTAATTCTAGGACCGCCACCGCGTTTTTTAGTTTTAGAAGGGTCATATTGTTCTTCTTGGTCTTCATCTGGTAATCCCTTAGATAATTCCCAGAATTCTTTTGAGCCTAATCTGAAATCATTATGATTATCAGCTTTGTAATAAAATACTTGGTCATTCAATTTATTAGATTTGGAATTGTTATTAATAACAAGACACTCATAATTTTCCGTGCATTGGTCCATAACCTGACAAAATGCTTCGAATGTTGGAAACATGCCAGCATAGTTCTCATAAATTCGTTTTCTATTTGCAATATAATTTTCTCGAAGAATGAAAACATAATCTATATTGGTTCTCAGTGTGGGAGGAATACCTAACGGATATTGCATTGTGATGACTAACATGACCTTCCAGTGTCTACCGTTCATAAATAATAAACGCATTAACTTATCACGAGACCATGTATTGTCATATAAACAATCATCAAGAATAACAAATGCTCTTGGGTCGATTGATGAGCGTTTATATGCATCCATTTCCTTTTTAACTTGTTTTAATACGGTTCTCTGACGCTTTAAGATATTCTCAATAATAGCTGAATTATACTCATTGTGAATGAATAATCTTGGCACCATTTTACCATAAAAACCATTACCCTCTTCAGTTCCTGATATGACGGTTCCAATAGGAATTTCTTGTTGATACCATAATAAATCTCTAACTAAAAATGATTTACCTGTATCACGCTTACCAATTAAAACAACAACGGGACCTTTATTTTCAGTAGCTTTAAATTGTATGCTTTTCATATCGAATTTTCTAAGTTCTAAAGTCATTATATAATATTTTTAATAAATAATATATAATTAAACGAAATAAACCTGAATTACAACTCCTAAATATTTAATAAGTTGATAACAATATACTTGTAAATGGGTCGTGTTTTATTAAATCTTTATTTTTTTCACTTAAAAACTCAAATCTATTTAAATCTTTATTTTCCCACCAATCGTAATGAAAGCTAATATATATTGGAATATTGTATGTTTCATGTATATAATTTAATTCAGTTAATATATGTTCTTCTCCACCTTCAATATCTACTTTAATTATTGAAATTTCGTTATAATTAATATCATATTTTTTTATTATAGAATTTAATGTAATTGTTCTAACTAAATTATAGCTATCAAACGTATTATTGCTATTATTATCTGAATAAATATGAGATGTACTATCATTCATTTTAGAATTTTTTAAAAATAAATTTTTACCAAACTTTATTTCAATATCATCTTTATTATAAATAGCATTATTTATTAATGTATAATTTTTTTCACAATTTATCTCCATATTATATTTTAAGTCAGAAAAAGATTGGTTATCCGCTTCAATACAATAAATGTGTTTTGATTTTCTGCTTCCATACATTGATGTAGTTCCTATCCATCCACCAATATCAATAAATATTTTATCTTTTACTAGATATTTATCTAGTATTTCAAATGTAGTTTGTTCCCAATTAAAATAAATGTCTTTCCAAAAATTTAAGTTATCGCGATTTTCGTTATTTTCTATTAAAAATAATTCATTATTTTTTTTTATATTGACATACTTACTTTCAATATAAGGAATTATTATTCCAGAAATTGTTGATATACAGTGTCTACCTGAAGGTATATCATAAAATCCAGAATTAATACAATTTAAATACAATTCATAATCATTATAAATTTTATTTTTAATATACCATGGTATATGTTTTGCTGTAAAATTTCCAGCAATTCTAATTTTGTAATCATAAGTTCCTTTTTTATTTACCATGCAAAAAGTTGTATCAATTCCCGCTTCGTATAACTCATAAGTATCATGATTAATTCTTTTTTCGTAAAATTGAATTTCATGTTCATAAATTGTTTTTTGATACATTTCATTAAAATCACTGATATCAAGTGCAAATCCTATTTTTTCACATAAATACTTATCAGATAATGTTTGCATTATTTCAATAAAATTATTTGGCAAATTTTTGTTAAAATCTAAATCAGGATCAGTGAGTATAAATTTATCCGGTAAACTATTATATAAATTAGAGTTTACTATATCATTTATCCAAGGTCCATAATTGTTATCATTAAATATTACTCTATGTTTAATTTCTTTTAAATACTTTTTAGTTCCAGCACAAGTAGAATTATTATCTAATATTATTATGTCTTGTAAATATTTTTGATTAACGTTTTCTAATAATTTAATAGTATTATCAACATATTTATAGTTATTATAACAAATAATTATTATAGGTATTTCTAGAAATAAAGGAATTAGTATATTTTTATGGTTGACAAATTTGAATTGATTATCATAAAAATCTTTGCTTTTATAGTACTCATTTCTAAAAGAATCTTCTTTGTTTAATAAGATAAATATTTTATCAATAATTTCTTCTGATTTGTTCCTATTTATGTAAAATGAACTGACATAATAACTAAAATATATATGAAAATAAATATCATTTGGCGACTTGATGTTATTTTTATTTATATAATCTAAAATTATTTCACAATTAATAAAACATTCTTTATAATTTCCACTGTCTAAAAAAGGTTTAATTATTGTGGTATAAAAATAATTTATTTCTATATCTGCAAGCATTAAATTATTGTTTAAATAAAAATCTGTATTAATTTTTGCAATCAAGTATTTTTCCATTAATAAATTCATATAATATCCATCTAATTGGCATTTATTTGATTTTAAAGAGTTTAATATAAATTCGCAACACTCTATGCATTTTTTATAATTTCCATATTTAAAACTATTATTAATAAAATTTCTAACTGGATTTTCTGGTGCCTCATATATATATTTATAGTTTGTAATCATTTGATTGTAATCACCATAATAATGTTCAAATAAATCTGGGTTTTCAAAATAAACCGGACTATATAACTGTTCATCTGCATGTCCATAACCTAACGATAAATAATATAAAAATTTTTCAAGTATTAAACTACAAACATTATACATATATTCATTATTTCCTGTAAAAAAGCCACTACACATGCCACACCTTCCCCAACTAAAATATTCTTTGGAATCCTTAATCAATTCATGTGGTATATAATCAATATAACAAGTTGAAAATTTATCTCTTTTAACAGCTAATGCTTCATCTAAATATTTTAAATTTGTGTAACCCATTCTCTCTATACAAAAATTAATCCAAGAAAAATATTTACTATTAAATGGGTTTGTATCGATTGTTTCTTTTAACATAATATATCTTGACATGCAAAATAAATAATAACTTGCTGTGTTTCTATTATCAAAATTATAAGGATGTATTTGTCTATTTTTATTTATAATATTTCTATAAGTATTAAATGTTTTATCATTTAATTTAATATCATCAAATTCAATTATGATGTATTTTGTTTTATCTCTTAAATAATCTGGTCTTAAGTTAATTATTTGATGATAACTTTCATTATCACAATAGATTACTAAATTATATGGTAAATTTAGAGTAGAAAGAGAATGTGAAAAATAATATGACTTATCTCGTTTACATATTTCTTCAGAAGCATCAGAGCATTTAGTTAAATTAAAATAAGCTGTTACTAATGTCCAATCTGAGTTATCATTTTTATGAAATCTAATATCTTCATTAAAAGTAATAATACCTGTTCCAGACCAATGACCAAATTGAGATATATCATATCTATAATTATATGGAATTTTATACCAAAAATTATCACGCATTTCTTTAAAATACCATATATCGTCACAAACAACAAATCCTTTATAATTATTGTCTTTTAAAAATAAATAGAAATCATATTCCATAGTACCATTATGAGGGTCTACATCTAAAAATATAAATGCACTCGATAATATAATTTCTTTCCATTTCTCTCTAGTTTCAAAATTAGTCATTATATCATCAATAATAAATTTAATATTATTAATTTCTTTCTTCTCATTTGAAATTTTATCTATAATATCAAATGTATATATTGTATTATTTTTGTTATATGATAATGCAACAGCAGATTCACCTAAATGTGTACCTATTTCAATAATATCAACATTGTTAAATAATGATGATAAATATGCTAATAATTGATAATGTTGATTTCCAGGTAATTCATAAAAATCATTGCATAAATTAAATTTATTAAATTTATTTTTCATATCAATATTTTGAATTAATTTTATGTCTAATAATTCATTAGATATCATTTAATATAAAAATGTGTGTAATCTTTATATATTTTTATAAATTATATATTTTTATAAATTATATATATTATTTTTTATTATATACTATTATTTCTCTAAATCAAACGCAGTCAAAGTTTTGATTGTTAATTACTTTTAGAAAGATTAAAAATACTTTAATCAAATAATTAGTTAAAAACAAATTTAATTTATATTTTAATTCACTAAAGATGATAAGCATAAATTATCAAAAAAGGAAAAATATCGAATTATTTAAACATTTTGAGGAACCAACTTCGCTTTTTCTCTCTAAAACTCAAAACTATATACCTATTTATGCAAGATTTTTCAATTTAAATGATACAAATTATAATAGTATTAATTTGAATAATAAATGGTTTATTTCAAGTATTAATACCGAAAGAAATGATGAAGAAAATGATAATATTTTTATGTGTAGAATAAAAAATATGGATAATAGCAAGGTAAAAGACAAAGAAGTTTTCTTTAAGATGGCTCCTTTGTTAGACCCATATAAATACATGATTGGTAAATATGATATTTCAAATGAAAAACTATTTAATCTACCAAAACTAAATTCAACTATAGAAGATTGTAATGCCAAGTTTATTGATACTAATAATGCAGGATATGTAGATGGTTTGTTTTTATTTTTATCAAGTCAATTAAGACAAACATTTAAATTTATTCATGGTGTAGACTATTATGGTTCTTTCTTAGCAATCAAAAATGATTTTAAAATAAACGTTTTTGATGATATAGATTACCTTAATAATTCTGAATTCTTTAATAAAAATAAGAATATTTTATTCAAGATTGACGAATATGAGCATTTATTTCAACAAGAACAAACAAAGTTGAAACCATTAACAATCGGTAATAATATAAGTTTAAAATCTCTAGATTCAGTTGATAATGGAATATTTGATGAAGTGTTTGAAGAAGAAAATACAATTGACTTAAATTACCTTAAGGATATGTCTATAGATTTAGTTGACATAACTAATGCTAATAATAATACTAATATTAATATGCATATAGATAATCAGGTTACATTGAAATCTAATTCTACATGTTCATCTCGTTCATCTCATACTAATGATGAAGATTTAGAACATTGTGAAAATTGTGATGAAGATAATGAAGTATTTGATTCTGGTTCAGAAAAAAATGGAGACAAAAATAGTGATACTACTGGAGAAAAAGAAAATGATGACGATAATGATGATGATGATTGGGATGATGAAGAAGAAAGAATTAATGTTACAATTCCAAAATTTCCTGTTCAAGTTATTGGAATGGAATATTGCGAGAATACATTTGATGATTTGATTTTAAGCAATGAATTATCTGAAGATGAGTGGATATCAGCATTTATGCAGATAATTATGATTTTAATAACCTATCAAAAAGCATTTAATTTTACACATAATGATTTACATACAAATAATGTAATGTATAATGAAACTGATAAGAAATATTTGTATTATTGTTATAAGAAAAAGTATTATAAAGTTCCAACATTTGGAAGAATATTTAAAATTATAGACTTTGGTAGAAGTATCTTTAAATTTGATGGAAAAGTTTTTTGCAGCGATAGTTTTCAAACGGGAGGTGATGCAGCTACTCAATATAACACTGAACCTTATTTTAATGAGAAGAAACCAAGATTAGAACCTAATTATAGTTTTGATTTATGTAGACTAGCATGTTCAATTTTTGATTATGTGATTGATGATTTTGAAGAAATGACAGACTTAAGTAAAATTAACGACCCGATTAAACGTTTGATTTTCGAATGGTGTTTAGATGATAAAGGTATTAATATGCTTTATAAGACCAATGGTGTAGAGAGATATCCAGATTTTAAATTATACAAAATGATTGCAAGATGTGTTCATAATCATACACCACAAGCTCAATTAGAAAGACCAGAGTTTGATAAATTTTCAAAATTCGATGGAGATATTAAGAATATTGATGAAATAATAAATATAGATAAAATTCCATCACATGTTTAGAATTATTTTATTAATGATAATCCATAATAGATTTTATTTATATATATTATGGATAACTTTGGATTTATAATCACGAGGCATGTTAATTCAGTAAAGACAAATAAATATTGGAACCATAGTGTTAAGCTGTTAAGAACTTTTTATCCGTTGAAAAAAATTGTTATAATTGATGATAATAGTAATTATGATTATGTTAATTCTGAATTTGAGTATAAAAATCTACATATAATACAATCAGAGTTCCCTGGAAGAGGAGAACTTTTACCATATTATTATTTTTTAAAATATAAATTTTTTCAAAATGCAATCATTATTCATGATAGTGTTTTTTTTCATATGAGAATAAATTTTGAAAAATTTAATGGAATAAATGTAATGCCTTTATGGTTTTTTAATTCAGACAAAGAAAATGTAGAAAATACAAAGCGAATATCTAGTTATTTAAATAATAGTATTAGATTAGATTCAAAATTAAATAAAGATATAAATATTCTTGGTTTACCAACAGATAAATGGAATGGTTGTTATGGTGTTCAGTCATATATAAATTTATCATTTTTGTCATCTATACAATATAAATATAATATAATCAATATGATTCATGCTGTTAAATGTAGGACAGATAGATGTTGTTTGGAGAGAATTTTTGGATTAATTTTTTGCACAGAAAATCCAAAATTATTTAAAAAGTCATTTTTTGGTGACATCATGAAGTATCAGAAATGGGGGTATACATTTGAAGAATATATGATTGACTTAGAAAAAGGCACTGTTCCAAAACATGTTGTCAAGGTTTGGACTGGACGTTAATTGTTAAATGTTTTGCTGGATGATTCACACGTTCTACTTGTATAATAAACATCATATTTAACACTTATTGGTTTTGTTTTTGAATTTGATGAGTAAGTAAACGACCAAGATAGCTCAGCATAACTCACCCCTTTTTCCGTTATACATGTATATATACTATCTTCATATTGAGCGTAAGAACCTCTATTTATACTTAAATCTTGTGGAAATATATTGATTGGTTGATTACCAGGACCACCTAAATGGTTTGCTAAAATATGTCCAGCATCACAATCTTGAACACCATCATCATCTAATGAACGTGCGTAATTTTGCGTACATGTTGTTGTGTCGGTTCCTTTATTCATATTTTGTATTGATATGTTTGCATTTGCAGACGATATTACAGGTATATTATTATGTAAACTATAATAATATGTAGCGTTTGTTCCACCACCAATTGTCAATAAATTTTTACCTTCTATTGGACATGGAACTGTCGTACAATAGCAAGTTGATGTCAAATTATATGCATTTATATCTATTTTTAAAGACAAAATGGAGAGAAATAACAAAAAATAATTCATTTTATATATTAATATTATTTATTAAAAAGTAAATAATATTTGATTTTAAATTTAAAACGTAGGATTATCAGTAAAAACAGGGGTAACTTTTTTACCTGCTCCAGCTGTCATAATTGGATTGATTTGGTCCATTACAAAATTTGCTAAAATTACACTGAAATAAACTAAAAGAGTATCTCTAATTAAAAGCTTTAATGGTTTACTTTCTTTTTCAATATATCTCATTTCTAAAAATTTTATTACTAAAAATGTAAGTGAAATTACTGCTGCTATTATAAATATACTAGTCATTTATTTATTTATCGAAGAACAATCTTATTATTAATTTTACGCAATTTACTCTAAAATTTCTATTTCATCTATCAATAAATCTGGTAATAAATCTAATTTTGGTTCTTCAATATTATGAACATCTAAATTATCTAAACTAAAATCTTGGTCTGAAATATTTAATTTAATATTATCATCTTCTTCTTCTTCATATTCTCTTTTTCTTTGCTCATTTCTTATATTACTTATTTCTTCTAATCTATCAATATTTTTTGGTGCATTTATTTGACTTACTCCATTATCTGATTTTACATAGTCTATATTATTAAAACTGACACCATTTTTTTGTATTCCAGATTCAGTAACAGTAGGTGCGTTTTCTATAATTGGTTCATGAGTTACTTCTTCTTTTATTTCTTCAATAACATCTTCTTCAACCGATTCATCCATATAAGCCTTCAATATAGCTTCAACAGGAATACTTTCTCTCAAGGTATTTAATATACACTCTTGAACAATAATTTCTAATTCTCTATAATTTTTCTGAATCTGTAATGGTTCAATGCCAGCTTGGAATAAATATACATTCTTATAAACCTTTCTGGCTACATTGATATAAACTTTATGAATAAAATCGTCTAATTTAGGTACATTAATATCAATCTTCTTTTGTTTTTGTCCAACTCTCATAGCTGTTAAAACTTTTAGTTGAATAATATGAACACATGTCACTAAATCTTCTAAATAATTACAACCAGATTTTTCGCATATTCTTTTTCTCTCATTTTCAACAATTTGCTGGTTCCATTTTGGAATTCGAGAGATTAAATTCTGAAAGGTCATTAAATATTTATCCATCTCACTATTTTCTTTACACATTTTGATTGATTCTTCAAGAATAGATTTATAACCATCAATTACTAAAGGTGTTAATAGGGTTACTAATCTAGCTCCCCATTCATTTTTAGACTCATGAAGTGCACTAACATTAAAGTCATCCATTTACATAAAACTTATATTTTCTAAACATAATTCTGAACTTAAAAAAATAAAATTTAATATAAATAATATTAATAATTTTTCATTCCTAAATTCTCTCCTTACACGATTAAAACATATCAATAATTCGTATCGTCTTTCTCTTGTTAATAAATTTTCAAAAAATTTTGGACTTTCTAATAATAATATAATATCTAAAGCACTATATCCTTTTTCATAAAATTTTAAACATAATATCATCAGTTCATCTAATGTTATTTTTTTATTTATTTTATTCAATTCTTTTGATAGAGCATATGACTTCTGAATTTTTATATCTTTCATTTTAAAAACCTCATTTAAATTATATTTATACAAGTTAATAGTCTGACCATTGATTACCGGTTCAGGAACATATATTTCACAAAATCTTGAAATAATCGGTTTCATTAAACTATATTTATCTTCAGCCACAATAAAAAAACGTGTATTATGACTAAATAACTCTATACATCTTCGTAATGCTGATTGAGCATCCATTGTTAATTTGTCTGCATTTAATAATATTATACTTTTAAAATTATTACCTCCATTTGAATTTATATGTGTTTTTGCAAAAAATTTAAGCTCTTCTCTAATAAATTTTATACCTTTACCGTGTGAACAATTTACATACATAACAAAAGATTTTATCTTCTCTCTGTCATTATCATAAATTTTATTTATAAATTCATTCACAATCGAACGTTTTCCACTTCCCGTTGGTCCATGGAAAATAATGTTTGGTATTTTATGAATTTCATGAAAGTAATTTAATTTTTCTTTTATATTTTGATGAATATTTAATGACATTAAGTTACTATATTTTACGAAGTGTTTTTATATTTAAATATAACGTATTAATTTATTTACATATATATTTATTAAACTCTTATTAGATTTATAAAATTCCAAAAAAAACAAACGCATTTAGAATAAGAGATTGGTTTCATCATTATATAAAATATATATATATATTTATTACTTTAATCATTTTTTATAAATATTTTCAATAATTTATAAAAAATATTAAATTATACAGAACTTGTTAACGATTGTGTATATGGATTATTTTTAAATGCAGTTAGAATATCAGGATTAATTCTATCGCATCCAGCACATTCATTATAGTATTGAGGTGTATGAATAGCTCCATAAGTCTGGACAGAAGGTGGTAATGAACTTAATTTAGAAAATGCTGGATTTACTCTTCCAGAAAATCTATCACAATCATCCTTACAATGAACATTCATCTGTTGATTAAATATCTGGGTTCCTCCTTGATTAGTTCTATTGTAAATAGTTTGTGATTTAATATCATTATTATGTTGTCTATATGCTGATTCATAATTCATATCACCATAACCAGTTGCATAACCACCTGCAGAAGTAAAATATTCACTACTAGTAGTATCTCTTTGTGTCAAATCAGGAGATGTATAATTATTAACATATAATCCTTCTTTTTGATTATTAATATTAAATGTAGGAGCATAAAGTGTGGTTTCTTTAATGGTAGTTGATGTTGAGTCTTGTGGATTATAAACAGGTCCTTTAATCATAGATGATGTTCCTGCATCACCAAAAACTCTTACATTATTAATAGTCTCATCTTTTCTTGTGGGCTTTAATATATCCATTAAAGGTGCAATTACAGCACCAATTGCACCACTAAAACCACTTCTTAATGTGTCTGGTTGTCTGACTGTTGAACGGTGGTTCTCATAATTGGTGTGACTTTTAAGAAATTCATTTTTATCGCTACCATCACCACGTCCCATAGCAGATGATGGGTTTATTCCACCTTTAAATGGTTCATGACGTTTAGACGGTTCAAAGTTTTGCGGAGCTGTTGTTGCTTTTACATCTATAGCGCCAGCTGGTCCCAAATAATCAATAGGAATGTCATTTCTTCTAATAACACCCATCTCCTGAATAGGTCTTAAAGTTTCACCTTTAGATGCTCCAGTAGTAGTTAACCATCTATCTTGAGTATTAATAAAAAATGTATCTGGTCTTTGTTTTTCAATACGACCTAACATCTGAGTTGTTGGAGCGGTTTTAATAAATGAATCAGCTGGACCTTCATGACCTAATAATTCATACTCTAATTTAGGATTAGTATCAACTCTTAATTCGTCTACTGTTTTAGGCAACCATTTATCTCTTGCTTCCATACCAGAATTATAACCATTTGAACCATTTATACCATAACCTCTGTCCAATCCAGGTCCAACCATAATACTATCAAATGGTTTAACATTATTATTTTTCATAGCAGGGTTAACACGTGATTGAAAGAAGTCAGATTGATTAGGCATACCATAAGCCCATTGCATATTTTCTTCTGGTTTGAATAAAGGTGCTTGTTCAATCTTTTTTATAGTTTGAGAACCAGAACCAATCATATTATCCAAAACAGATTCAGCAATATTGACATCATATGTTTTACCCTTAACTTTTCCTCCGTTGAAAGGAATCATATTATTATGTTTAAATTGGTCTGAGTTTAGATAATTACCAGTTAGAGAGAATATATCCTGTGGGTTTTGACCTACTGATACTCCTTTTCTCTCTTTTTGCTGATATAAATTTTGATTAAAGTATTTATCAGTTGCTGTATTTGGATTTGGGTAATTTTGAACTGTATCAGATAATTGATTTATATTTGTTACAGGAAAATTTTGAGGAGGAATATTTGTATTTGGTAAATAATTGCCGTGACTTTCACTTTGTCTTGTAGCTAAATTTGTTCTAGTTCCCATATTTACAAAATTTTCTTGTGTTATTTTTCTGATTTCTTTTTTAGTGCAATCATCGTTTTTTTGATTTGATATTACATACATACCACCTAATGCTATTAATGGGAGCGCTATTTCCATATTTATATATATAAAGTATTATATTTTAATTCATATATAATAATCTAAATCTGCCTTTAAAAAGCAAGTAAATTAATTAATGTAATTTATTAAATATTTTGACATGAATTGGTTTGAGCACATACTGTTGGACCTCCTACATATCCACCTCTAATTAGATTATAACTTGATGGCAACATTTGTTTTGTCTCATCTAAAACACAATCTCTCTTTGGTGTGAAGTAATCTTTTTCTAAAATTCTTGTACTTAAATTATTTTGAAATGGAATACAAACATTTGCTTGTGGATTTAATGGAGGGTATTCCCAATCAGTTTGTGCTAAATCTCTATACCACCATGCAGGATTTGTTGCTCTCGATTGTTCTGTTGTTAATGTAGAACAAGTTGGATATTGAATTGCTTGATTTGGCACATCATATCTCTGGTACTCATATTTTCCTAAACAATCTCTATTTAATTGTCTATTCACACCTCTTAAATCACTTTCTAAATTTATTGTATTTGTTCTTAAATTACCTCCCCATTTTTGCGGAATTATTTGCGGGTCTTCCATATAACAAGGTTTATCGCCATTTCCTGGAACATTTAAAATCCATTTTCCTGGGTCTGTTGCTTGTTGTAGTGATTTTTTTGTTCTACAATCATCATATTTAAATCTTGTAAATGCCATTTTATAATTATATTATATATTTTAATTTAATTTAATTTAAATACTAATTAATTAATTAATTAATAAAATGGAGCTTTTAGAAAAACCATCTACTTTGTGTTTAAATATGATTGTTAAAAATGAAAGTAATATCATTAAAAGATTATTAGACTCTGTAATTTCTATTATTGATTCTTATTGTATATGTGATACTGGTTCAACCGATAATACTATTCAGATTATCGAAGATTACTTTAAAGAAAAAGGTATATCTGGAAAAATTGTTCAAGAACCATTTAAAAATTTTTGTCATAATAGAAATTTTGCATTACAATCTTGTATCGGATTATCTGATTATGTCATATTACTTGATGCAGATATGATTTTAGAAATTACAAATTTCGACAAATCTATATTAAATTCTGCTCAAAGTTTTTTCATCCTTCAAGGCGACAATTCATTTTATTATCAAAATCTTAGAATTATTAGAAATAATGGATTATATAAATATATTGGAGTTACACATGAATATATAGATACACCTAAAAATAATACTATAATTAATTTGAATAAATCTGATATTTTTATAAATGATATTGGAGATGGTGGCTCTAAATCTGACAAATTTGAAAGAGATATTCGGTTACTTACTGATGGAATAAAAGATGAACCAAATAATCATCGTTACTATTTTTATTTGGGAAATACTTATAATGACTTGGGAAAATATGAAGAAGCTATTCCATTTTATATAAAACGTATTGAATTTGGCGGTTGGCAAGAAGAAGTATGGTATAGTTATTATAAACTTGGATTATGCTATAAAAAATTAAATAAATTTTCTAATGCTTTATATTATTGGCTAGAAGGATATGATTTTTATCCTAATCGTCTGGAAGCATTATATGAAATCATTAAATATTATAGAGAAAATTCAAAACATAAATTATGTTACAAATTTTATAATCTAGCAAATGAAATATTAGAACAGAACTTTAATAAAGATACATATTTATTTTTACATAATGATGTTTATACTTACCAACTATATTATGAATATACAATATTTGCAGCTTATTGCGGAATCAAAAATATCGATAAACAAATAATTTCTATTTTTAATAATTCAAATAATAATATGGAAATTGATAATGTTTTATCTAACATGAAATTTTATAAACAAATTTTACAAAATAAAACACTTTATTATCTCGACAGCTCAATTAATTTAAATATAAATAATGAAAATATTAATTTTATTTCATCATCTAGTTGTTTAATTAAAAAACCTAATAGTGATGGATATTTTTGTAATATAAGATATGTTAATTATTATATTGAGCCTAACGGTAGTTATATAAATTGTGAGAAACATATAATTTCTATTAATAAATTTGTTGAATTTGATAAAAAATTTAATATTATTAAAGAACAATGGATGGACTTGATATATGATGGTAGATTATATATGGGAGTTGAAGATGTAAGAATTTATTATGATAACTATAAAAATAAAATTGTCTATATTGGTACAGGTTATCACTGTAATAATCAAATAGGAATTTTATCTGGTGACTACGACACAAATAATAATAAATTTGCAATTAATGAATTGAAACAAACATTTAATCAATCATCATGTGAAAAAAATTGGATATTTGTTGATTACAAAGGAGAAAACCATGTTATTTATGATTGGTATCCTTTAAAAATTTGTAAACTTGAAAATAATAATTTAAATCTAGTTGAAACTAGAACTATGCCAAAAATATTCTCTCGAGTGAGAGGTTCTAGTTGTGGATATATTTATAATAAAAAAATTGGAGAGAATAACAATGGAAATATTGTAATTGATATAACAGAACCTGAAATATGGTTTATCAATCATATTGTTTCATATGAATCTCCAAGACATTATTATCATATGATATCAGTTTTTGATTCTAGTATGAATTTATTACGATATTCTGCACCATTTAAATTTGAAGGAGAATCTATTGAATATTGTTTAAGTATTATTGTTGAAGATGATAGAGTTTTGATTAATTATAGTACATGGGATAGAACTACTAGAATATGTATTTATGAAAAAAATTATATTGATTCCTTATTATTATATTAGATTAATGATATAAATATTTATTCTATATTATTAAATAATGACTACAACTTTTGTAACAGCATATTTAAAGGTATATGATGAAGAATATGACAATACTAGAATATTTGAAAATCGTTTAAAACATTTTAAGATGATGTTAACTCTTAATATAAATATTTGCATTTTTATTGAACCTGAATTTAAAGAAATATTTTGTGAACTTGAAAAGAACTATAAAAATTTAAAAGTTATTCAATCATTATCGATAAATGAACTTGAATTATATAAAATTGGAGAGGAAAACCCAGAATTATGTAATTTACCAGATAATAGGAATCAATCAAAAGATACTAAAAATTATTTGTTTTTAATGTTGGCAAAATTAGAGTTTTTAAAAAAAACAATTGATTTAAATCCATATAATTCAGATTATTTTTGTTGGTTTGATTTCAGTTTACCATATATTTTTAAGGATATGAATAACACATTATTAAAAATAAAGAATATATCAAAAACTGAATTTAAAGACGATTTTATATATCTTCCTGGTTGTTGGAATTTTAAAATAAATAATTTAGATTATTTATCGAACAGTATCGTTTGGAGATTTTGTGGTGGTTTTTTAATTGGCGATAAAAAGAGTTTAATACATTTTTATATTATAAGTAATGATTATTTTTTAAGTTTTTTAAATCAAACACAAAAATTAGTTTGGGAAGTTAATTATTGGGCATGGCTAGAAGGTATTGGTTTAATTGCACCAATATGGTATTTAGCTGACCATAATGATTCTATAGTTGATATACCTAATAAATAATATATTATACTATAAGAAATTAATTTAGTTATATCCAACTATACCTTGCGTAGATAAAACATACCATTCACTGCCGCTCCATACTAATTCAGCATTAGAACCTTTCGTTCCTAAAATTAGATTGTTTGTATAGGTTGTTCCGTTAGGTGCTACAAGAGGATTATTTAATGCTATATTAATTGTATCACTTGTATTTCAGTAATACATCGTAATAGGATTTTGAGAAGAACTATTCGTTGAAAAATAACCATAGTTTTCAGCATCGCCTATCCAACTCCAAGTAGAACTAAAAGGAGCGTTAGTTAAAAAATACCATTAAGATATAATCCACCATTACTATCCGACCAATACATCCCACCAGCGTTAGTGAATAATTGCTTTGCAATAGGATAACAAGAAACAAAATTATAAGGGTTTGTATCTTGGTTCCAACTAACAGCTGACGCATTAAAAATATTTACAAAATAAGGTATTTAAATCTTTTCCTTCTAATAATTTTAATACATTTTTACACCACCAAAACATTCGTCAGAATTATTTGTTTGAAAAAGATAAAATTGTTGATTCACCGTTTGAAGCACTCAATCATTTGAAGGACCATGCAAAATTGTTACATAAAGGTTATCGTGTGTTTTTGGAGAAACAATAATATTAATATATGATTTAAAATATAATTTCAATTAAATTATATTTTATTTATTAGAACATATTTATATTTTTAACTGAAACTACACCCTTCGTTTGATATTACAAACCAACAACTTAAATTACTATTCCAAACCATTTCCACAGCAGAATTAATATTGGTTAAAAGACAAAATTGAGATATACTACTACTTTGATTGCGGAAAAAATTACCACCTCCATTTAGCGTTATACCGACATTTTGGTCGTAGTAATAAAATAAAAATCCAGCGGAAGTTTGAGCGTTAGTAGCAAATAAAGTATTAGAACCATTATAAGCAACACATTCCCACGAAGAACCGATAGGAATAGGAAGATATTGAGTAGAATTAGCATACATCGTATTACCACCTACATTTGTATAAAACACACCAGTAGTAGCAATAATAGTAATGAAACTAATACTACTGGAAGGAGAAAAGAGATAATTATTTAAATCCCAACTTGACCCATTCCAAACAATATATATTCCGTAATTATCCGTCCAAGTAGGGGAAGTCAAAGGATTAGTAAATGAACCTCCAACTAAAACGCCACTTGAATAAGGAACAACAGAATTAACAGGAGCATTCAAAGCACTCCCAATACCGAACCAACCAGCAATATCATATCCCAAAGTAGTTTGAAAAGTAATTAAATAAGGAATAGGAATAGAAGTTCCGTTTGCGGAAGCAGATGTATAACTCCCACCAACAATAATATATCCAGTTAAGTTTGTATCTCGTGTAATAGTTAAGACATCACCACCAAAAAAACCATTACCAAAAGTATTACTGAAAGAGTAAAAAATATTACCTGCGTAATCCAGCGTCACCCATTTTTGATAAGAGCCACCAGTAGCATTATACACATCAGTAAAAGCACCTCCAATATACAAGCAAGAATTAGAATTATTATCGTGAAGAGCATATACAGGAGCATTCATTCCATTATTAGATAATGGCGTAATATCAAAAGAACTATACGACAACCCAGAATTATTAATACCAAACAAATAATTATATGAAACAAGTGTAAAATCACCACCAACCGCCATATAACTACCTTGATAAGGGCAAAAGCATCTAATTCTACCACCATACGAACCTTGTAAAGTCCAATTAGCACCACCATCACTACTATAATAAACATTACCGATTTCTGTTCCAACCCAAAACTTTCCGTCCCAACTTTCTTGTGAAGCAGTTATATTTTCTACACCACTTACGAAACCACTTGTAGTAACCGATAATGCCTCCAACCATTCAGGATTTTTTCCTAAACTAAAAGCAGTATACCTTAAATTACTTTCCAAAGAACCACCAGTAGGAGCAGTAGCATTTGTAGTTAAATATTCAACCTTTTCTTTTGAATATTGGTTGTTTAAAGGGGTAGTAATAGAAGAACAAGCATTAATATCATTATTATTCATATCAATATCTCTCAAAAAATCAACATCATTAGTATTACCATTTACACTTATATAAGTTGAAACAGAACCACCACTACCAACCCCCAAATCTAATTGTCCTCTACTTAATGCAGTATTTGCAGTTACAGCACTAATTCTTGCGTATTCTACTTTTCCACCACCACTATTTTTAGCAAAATAACTTTGCTGATTAAAATTTCCAAGTTGTGCGGTTCTTTGGTTATAAACTTCTTGAACCAAAATACCGCCAGCAGTTCCAGTTTGGTTTAAAGAAATTACAGGAACTATTGTTCCACCGGTTACATTGTTTATTATTAGCTGTTTATCATCTAATTTAGAATATTGTCCAGTAACTCCATTATAATTGATAATATAAGTAGGGTCTATTCCACCAACAACATTTAAACTTCCATCTATAATGACATCACCTGTATATTGAATTCCTGTATATGTCCCTGTAAATCCGACACCACCAGTTGGTGCAGGTATAAATTTAGTTACAGAATTTGGAATCCAAAATGTTGGTCCTGTAGGGCCTGTAGATCCTTGTAAGCCTGTAGATCCTTGTAAGCCTGTAGAACCTTGTAAGCCTGTAGAACCTTGTAAGCCTGTAGAACCTTGTAAGCCTGTAGGTCCTTGTAAGCCTGTAGGTCCTTGTAAGCCTGTAGGTCCTTGTAAGCCTGTAGGTCCTTGTTCTCCTGTTGGTCCTTGTTCTCCTGTTGGTCCTTGTTCTCCTGTTGGTCCTTGTTCTCCTGTTGGTCCGCCAGCTGGACCAGGTTCACCAGTGGGTCCTTGTTCTCCAGTTGGACCTCTACAACTTCTACCTGTTGGTCCAGTGACAGAAGGTCCAGTCGAACCAGTTGGCCCCATTTGGCCTATTGCTGATGGACCAGGAGGACCAGGAGGACCAATAGGACCTTGACTTCTTAAATCGCAACATTTAAGTGCACCTAAATATTGTGGATAATTTGCATAATTTCTAGACATTTATATATAATAATTATAATAAATTATTATATATTATATCTTAATTGTAAATATTATATGTCTTCACTAGAACTTGGTATTAATATTTGTATTTATATTAATTATTCAATAATGCTTGTTCCAAATCTGTTTCAGTTTGCTTACTTTCCATCATTTATATATAGTTAGATAATTAAAGTGAAGGGTCTGTTGTAAAATAAGGTATCCAAATATCCGCTCCGTTAAGTTGTAGTTTTAAAAATGTAGTGCTTTCTAATCCACTTGAAGTTGCTTTAATATCGGCATTATGATTTGCTGTTGATGTAGTTGTATTTGTATTTTTTAGATTGATTACATCACTATCTAATTCAATAGGATAAGTAGCGGTAGTTGATTTTAAAGTTAAAGAATGACTACTTGTAATGGTTAAACCATTTGTCCCACTAACATTAGACCAATCAATTTCTCCACCATCAGCACTATCATTATAAAAACTTAAACTATCGCTTACAGAACCGCTACTTGTAAATTGTAAAGATGTAGCGTTTATATCTACTTGTTCTGTTGTAGAAGGATTACTTAAATCAGTAATATTAATAGCGTTATTAGTTAATCCTAATCGTCTAATATCTAACCCAGTTGAATTATCACTTTCTCGTATGGAAGTTAAATCAGAATCACTCTCATTAGTAAAGGTAGTTGCTTGTTGATTAATTATTTGTTGTAAAGTATTAGTAAGAATATGTTGTTTTGAGTTTAAAGGATTAGTAATATCAACCAAACTAACTGAACTTTGAGATTGACTATTATAAATAGTATTAGCAGTATTTCGTATCATTAAAGTTTCGCTATTATCCATTACTACATTTGAATTAATATTTACAACAGAACCAGTTTTAGCACTAATATTTACATTTCCAGTAGTAGCAGAAGCAGACGCAGTCAAGTTTAAATCACCAGTAGAACAATTAACATTATTACCATTAGTATCTATTGGTTGGTAGAACTCTATTTCGCTATTCTGTCCGTTAATACGCATTAATTCCGTCATATTAGTATTAACAGCACATAGAAAGTCAATAGAACCATCTACATTACCCGTAGTATTATTTCTAATAGCACTTCTAACTCTACCATATTCTCTTGTAGGATTTCCCGTTTCATTAGTTTTAGCATACCAACTTACACTTCCAATATCAGTTCCACCAGCAAAAGCGTTTTTAGTAAATCTTATATTACCAGCACCAGCATTAGTATCATTTTGATTTAATGAAAGCATAGGATTAGCAACTCCACCAGTATTATTTGTCGCCAAAGTAAGATTAGCAGTTGAAGGGTTATAATCTAAATATTCACCACTCGCTAATGAAGGGACTATTAAACGACCAGTAGCAGATAAATCAATATTATTAGCAGATAAATCAATATTATCAGCAGTCATTATAAGGTTTTTATTTGTTGAAATGGTAAAATCATCATTAGGGGAAGGAGAACCTGTCCCTTGAGAGTGAATAATATTGTTTAAGTCAATCGTCAAACTGGTTGAATTAGTAAAGGGTGCAGATTTACTCAATCCAAGAGCAGGGTTATAATTTCCACTATTTACACTCAAAGACCAATTAGCGTCAGCAGGAGGAAAAGGCGGTGTAGCAATCCCAATAATACCACCACTTACACCTGATATTAAAGTTCCAGCACTATTTACGGCACTACCAAATAAATTAGCAATTCCAACACTACTGGAAGTATTGTCAGTTTGAAGTTGATACGAAGTTCCATTATAAGACCCAGTAATCTCCGCAGTGGTAGTATTAAAATTAATAGAAGAAGGTGTTAGGGTATTTGAAGAAATAGGTGTAGTCAAGTTGTCTTTTAAAATAATATTTAAATCCGCTTCATTTCCAGCAGTTAGAACTTCATCTAATGTAGGTATACCAATATTTGCATAATTAATTACATCAGTCCATGTAGCTGTAATAGTTGTAGGTCCTGTTGTTGTTTGTGATAAATTATTTGTAGTAAAGGATGTAATAGTTCCCGTGCCTGAAGAGTCATTAAATGATATCTCATTGTTATTTAATGTAACGACATTTATTTCGGTGGGTGTAATGCCATCAGATAATGTAATTTGAGGATTTGATATAGGATTTATATCTACATATCCACCAGTTGCGCCAGAAAAATCATCCATACGCATTTTTTGAACTCTTAATGAACCACCTGTTTCTATCCACATGCCATCTAGACTTGAAGGTAATGGGTTTGAGCCTTGAGGTGTTAATGCCAAATAAGTTGGGTCTATACCTCCCTCAACATATAATTTTCCAAAAATTTGTACGTCTCCTGTGTATCCAATCCCAGTATAACCAACTCCTGTTGGGCCTGTAAAACTAGAAGCATTCCATTGAGATGGACCTGTTGGTCCTGTGTCACCTATTGAACCTGTTGGACCTGTTGGACCTGTTGGACCAATTTCACCAGTTGGTCCGCCAGCTGGACCAGTGGGTCCTTGTTCTCCAGTTGGACCTCTACAACTTCTACCTGTTGGTCCAGTGACAGAAGGTCCAGTCGAACCAGTTGGTCCCATTTGACCTATTGCTGATTGACCAGGAGGACCAGGAGGACCAATAGGACCTTGACTTCTTAAATCACAACATTTAAGTGCACCTAAATATTGTGGATAATTTGCATAATTTCTTGACATTTATATATAATAATTATAATAATAAATTATTATTTATAACTTTATATTTTGAATATATATAAAATAATTTATATTTACATTTACATTTATATTTATATTTATATATTATATATAATATATCATGAAATCAAGTAAAGGTAAAAAAATGTATAAAAAAAAACAAACTTTAAAAAAAAGACATAAAAAGACTAAATCGTCTTATAAAAAAAAAATATTTAGAAAAAGTAAGAAAGTAAATTTAGCTAGAAAAACTTTTCGTAAAGGTGGCAATGATAATGATGAGAAAGAGAAAGAAAAAGAAAAATCAGAATCAGAATTATATATAAAAAGACAAGAACAACAACAAAGACAAGATGATGAGAAAGAGAAAGAGAAAGAGAAAGAGAAAGAAAAATCAGAATCAGAATCAGAATTATATATAAAAAGACAAAAAGAAAATACACTAGAGAAGGAAAATGAAGAAGAGCCTGATGTAGTCAAGAAATTCGAGGAGGGCGAACAAGTAATTGTTGAAAAGTGGAATGATACTACAAGCAAGATTGACTATAAGAAACAACAGCAAAGACAAAAAGAAGATACACATTATATGGAGAGCGCTCCACCGACCGCCACCCCAACCGTCGAGCCAACCGCTGTTCCGTCAGCTGTGCCCAGCGCTCCATCGACCGCCACCCCGGAGGAGCAAAAAAGCATTTTATATGAATTCCAACTCTTACGTTTAGAAACAGGAGGAGGCGGATTTTCAACTACAACTGATTTGTTAGTTAGAAGTGGTCAAATACCAACACCATTTAATAATATTAATTATAGACAAGATATGTCAAATGAACAAATAGCAAAATATATATCAGAATATATCATAAAAAATTGGAACAAATTTGATATAGATAGAGCAGTAAGGGAATCTAATAGCGCTTTGCCTGGATTAAGATTATTAAATGAGCCATTATTAAAGAAAAAACAAGATGAGAATGAAGAAAGAACACGAAAAAATTACGAACGCGCACGAGAAGCTGATTTTGATATGATGCAGTCGGGTAATGTTAAAACTTTGGGTGTTTTGATTGAAGAACTTAAAAAATCTTACATATCAAGTAGCAATGATAATGTTATAAGGAACATTATTGAAGATTGGGTTAATAAGTTTGGTTTTAGTTCAGAAGAGTCCAAAAAAACTGCCGATAGATATTTTGAATTTTATAAAATTAGATTACTTCCTCAATTTGACAATAGATTCGGGAGGCAAAAAAGAAAATATCAAATATATCAAATGACAAAAAATAAGTGTAGATATTGTAACAGGCAAAAAAATGGGAGGTTTGATACTTGTTGTCAGGGTTGCGTAAGTGGTACACATACTTCTGATTGTGACAAACGTAACGGGAAAAAAACAACATCCGTCCCATCGCAAGATACATCTAAAAAATAATAAATAAAAATTTGTTTTATGTCAAAAGGTATAATAGATTATATCCCAAAAAGAGAATTAGAACTCCAGCGGTTTAATTTGGACACATTTATTATTTTGACACCATTTATGCTGAGGGCAACTGTGCTAAGCAGAGGCGTATGCTGCCAAGACTTGCAACATTATACTTAACAACGAGAGGCAAATCGTTCTCAAGATAAACTTCAATTTGTTGGCATAAATTAGTGCACTTAATGAAATAACCAAGGTTCTTAAGTGAAAATTCTCCTTGAATAATTTTAGACGAATCTTGCTTTGAAATAAATCCCATACTACCGTCAGATTCGGCACGATGAATTTCAGCAGAAGCAAATTGACCAGAACATTTAAATATTAATTCATTGCCAACAGACTTAATTTCTAACTTCTCTGAAATGCATGACAAATCTCGAATAATTTTTTGGAAATCAGCAGATGGTAAATTAATAATAGATGAAAAGGTGACATCTGGATATTGCAACTCTTCTGGGTCAGGTTCAATCAAACGTAACTTCTGTGTCTTACATTGTTTAATCTCTCCATTTTCGTACTTGAGAGATAAATAAGAGACGATTCCATCTACATAATCAGAATTTTCAATGTAAATAGTCAATGTTTCATCATTTTCAATGGTATTAATTAATTTAAATAGATGAAACATATTGACGCCAATAATTATTTTCTCTTTTTTGCACTCATAGAATTCAAAATTTTGTGCAGATAAAAATAAATGAACTAAAATAGTATGTGATTTATCCATATTAATAATTCTCATACCATCAGGTTCAAAAGTAATATTTGTCTCTAATAATATATCTTTTAATGCAGTCATAAGAGTTCTAAATGGAGCAATTTGAACTGTTTTAATGGTAAGAACGTTTCCTTCAGTAGATTCAATAACTTGGTTCTTATTTGAAAATGCGGACATTATAGTAGATTTTAATTTAAAATCTTTAAATACTTATGTATCTAAATATTTTAACGCAATTAAATTATATAATTAAATTTTAACTTTTGGAACTCTCCTTGTTCCGTGGCCGTGTTTTGCCTTTGCTCTTTTTGCTAAAGTTAATGCCTTGGATTTCGGTTTACAACCTTCTTCTAATATATTATAATCAACAGCAGCAGCTTTTCCTGCAGTTATTGAGCTAGCTAAACGAGCCACACCCCATGATTGAGCAGTTTGATTAGGTCTTGAACCTGACGAATAATATGCACCAGCACCTTTATTAATAATTTTTGCTAAAGCCGATTTGGAACAACCAGTTGCTTTTGCAAGCTCATCAGTAGCACCAATTTTTTCAACATGATACATTTTTTCTGCATTGATTATGTGGTTGGATTTTTTAGACTTGAAAGATTTTACTTTTGGTCTTGAATGATAAACTCCTTTCCTGTAAAGACTGCGAGATTTCATAAGCTCTTTGGTTTGTTTTTTTCTATCTTTTCGTGTCAATCTATTTGGTAAATATCGTAAATTAATTTTCATATAATATATTAATATTATAACTCTATTATTGATTTATTAAGGATGTTAGAGTAAAATATTATATTATTTTAATAATTTTATATGTTTTTATTAAAATATATTTAAAAACAATTTTATTACTTATTATAATGTCAGAACCAAAACGAGGTGATTGTCTAACAACTGTTGAAAAATTATATGAAAGGTATAAGGATAATGAATATATGTTGCAAAGAATATATAATCATGTTCATGTTTATTTACCAAATACACTAGAAAATGAGTCTAAAAATCATGAGAAAAGAAAGAATCTTAATACTTATCTCTCTGAAGAACAACAGATTTTTATGCAAGTTTTTTTAAGTAAGAATAATTATTATTATTTACCAAATAATAACTTCTATTATGAGTATAATGGTAAGGATTATTTTATAGTTAAAGAGGATGAAATTTTACATAAACTTCTCTCGACTATTTCTAAAGAAAGAACGCTTTTACAATGGAAACATAAAACTAAGGCTGCAATTATTAAACAAATTAAAGAGCGAAACTTATTTAGTTCGATTCCTGAAACTGACACAATACAGAATGTATTAAATTACCTTTATCCTTCTATTTTTTCTTCTAAAAATACTGCCAAATATTTTCTTACTATAATTGGTGACAATATTTTTAAGAAACATACTGATTTTACATTTATTGTAAGTCAAAAAATGAGACAATTATTGGATGAACTTGAGAATGTTGCTGCATCTTCTATTGGAAATAATAATATTTCATATAAATTTGTTACTAAATATCATGAAACACATACTTTTAATAATTGCAGATTAATGAAAATTAATGAAAATTATTCTAATGAATATTGGAGAGAATCTCTTAAAAAAATTGGTTTAAACTTTTTATGTGTTGCTGCTCATTATTCAAATAGACATATTAATTCTGATATTTTTCTTAATACAAAAGCAGATGATGAACTAATAAATTATGTATATACTTTAAAAAATACAACTGAAAATGGTTTAGTAGAAAAATTTATAAGCGAATATATTGAAAAAACAAGTGAAGGATTTAAGATTGAATGGAAAAATATACATTTTATCTGGAAGCAATTTCTCTCTAGTAATAGTTTACCAATTGTTATTTTTTCTAACTCCTTTAAAAATATACTTAAATCAAACATTCAATATGACGAGGAATCTGACTCTTTTATTGGTGTAACTAGTAAATATTTACCTGTATATAAAGATTTTATTGAGTTTTGGGATTCAACAATAATTAATTCACCATCATCTGATTTTGAAAATGAACTTGAAATCGATGAAATTAGCTGTTTATTCAAACAATGGTCTAAAAATAGAAATGTCTTATCTGAAGAGAATATTATTCGAGTATTGAAACATTTCTTTTCAAGTGAAATTATTGATGATAAATATGTATTAAATATTACATCTACTCTTTGGAATAAACCCAATGATATTCAGTGTGTAATACCATATATTAAAGAACAAATTAAAAATAATCATACTCTTTCACTTATAAGCTTTGATGATATATATAATTATTATCAGACATATTGCGGTGGAGATTTACCATTAAAATTTATTGTTAGCAAAAGATATTTTGAAAAATATTTATATTATAAATTTGCAGATTATATTGTTTATGAAAAATTTGTCAAAATTGAATGGATTGATTGTTAATTATAATGTTAATTAATTTATTACATTATAATTTAAGCAGCGTTACCAGCAATGAATTGAAGTCCAACACCAGATGTTCCTACACCTTCACCATCAAATGAGTGAGGAGATAATGGTCCACCTAAAACCATACCACCTCTCATCTTACGACTTCTGCGTCTTCCACCAGCAGCATTTAAAGCTCTATCAAGTGGCGCACCTAATTGCATTTCATTTCCCATAGGAGCACCAGTTCCACCTCTCATCTTACGAGACTTGTGACCCTTATGGAATAAGGTAAACTTACCTTTCTTAGCAATATATCCCAACTTTCTTAAATGCTTAATACTCTTCTTTCCCATAGTATGCTTTCTTTTAGAAACAATACGTCCGTGCTTGTTCTTCATTAAATCACTCTTTGTAAGACTACCTGTAGTTTTTTTAGCAGTTCCGTGCCAAACTTGAGCTTTACTACCAAATGTTTGTTCAGTCATTATAAGATAAAATGAGAAAATAATTATTTTCTAAAAATAATTAAAAACGCATTTAATATTACTTTAAAAACGATTAACTGGTGGCATTCCACTACCCCCAGGCATACCTTCAACTCTACCTAAATAATTTACATTTAATGGCTGACCCAGATAAAAATTACCATATTGTATTTTTCCACCTTTTGTTGTATTTACAACTTGAGCAATTCTCGTTGCATATGAAATTTTTGCTGATGTAGCGTCTGAACCAGGTGTATTCTTATCATATTTATCTGGAATACAATAACAATTTGGTTGAACAGATTGATTTGGATATAAAGTATTTAATGTTGCCGCATAATATATCATACGAGATGTATCTCTTCTCGAACCTGGTATAAAATTTCTCTGTGGATGCATAATAATATTAATCTTGATTTTATTTTATTAATTTAAATAAAATTGATTATAAAAATTAAGTTAAAAATAAAATTACATATTATACTAACAATGAGTGCTAAGGACGCTAATAGTGATTTATTCTTTGATGTTCAACAGAAGACCGATAAGCAGCATATCTTGGATAATCCAGATACATATATTGGTTCTGTTGAAAGTATTGATGCTGATATGTGGATTATGAGCGAAGATGGTGAGAAAATTGTTGAAAAAAATATTAATTATATTCCTGGTTTATTTAAATTGTTTGATGAAGGTATTGTTAATTGTCGCGACCATGTTGTCAGAATGAAAACAAGAGTTGATGCTAATGTAGAAAATGCATTACCTGTTTCGCATATTGATATTACCATTGAATCTGACGGTTCAATTACTATGGTTAATGATGGTAATGGTATTGATGTTGCTCAGAAAGACGGTGTTTGGATTCCAGAACTTGTCTTTGGACATCTTAGAACTTCAACGAATTATAATAAAGAAGAAAAGAAAATTGTTGGTGGTAAGAATGGATTTGGATTTAAGCTTGTTTTGATTTGGTCTAGTTATGGTCGCATTGAAACAGTTGACCATATTCGCGGACTTAAATATATTCAAGAATATAAAAATAACTTAGATGAAATTTGTAAGCCTTCAATTACCAAGTGTAAGACGAAACCATATACTAAAATTACGTTTACACCTGATTTTACTAGATTAGGTATTTCCGGTTTAACACCAGATATGGTTTCCTTACTTAAGAAGCGTGTTTATGATATTGGTGCAATCACTGATAAAAATATTAAGGTGAAATATAATAATGACCTAATTCCTGTCAAGAATTTTGAACAATATATCAGCATGTATATTGGCGATAAATCAGTTGCACCACGAGTTTATGAAGAAGGCGGCTCAGATGGTCGATGGGAATATGCTGTTGCTCTTACACCATCCGATGAATTTGTACAAGTATCATTTGTAAATGGTATTCACACTTCTAAAGGTGGAAAACACGTTGAATATATTTTAAATCAGATTGTTAGAAAATTAGTTGAATTTATTGAAAAGAAAAAGAAGACGAAGGTCAATCCTAATACTATTAAGGAGCAATTAATTTTGTTCTTAAGGTGTGACATTGAAAATCCTGCATTTGACAGTCAAACTAAGGATTATATGAATACTCCTTCATCTAAGTTTGGTTCTAAATGTGATGTAAGTGATAAGTTTATTGAAAAGGTTGCAAAGATGGGTGTAATGGATGCTGCATTGCAATTAACAGAAGTCAAGGAAACCAAAGCAGCTAAAAAGACTGATGGAACCAAGAGTAAATCTGTTAGAGGTATTCCAAAGTTGACAGATGCAAATTGGGCTGGAACTGAAAAGTCAAATAACTGTATGTTAATTCTTTGCGAAGGAGACTCAGCTAAAGCAGGTATTCTTTCAGGGTTGTCATCTGAAGACCGTAATATTGTTGGTGTTTATCCTTTGAAAGGTAAACTTCTTAATGTTCGTGGTGAACCTGTAAAGAAGATTGCTGATAATAAAGAGATTGCTGAAATTAAGCAAATTCTTGGTCTAGTTACTGGTAAAAAATATTTAAATTTAGAAGATGTTAATAAAAGCTTAAGATATGGTAAGGTCTTATTCATGACTGATCAAGATTTAGATGGTAGTCATATTAAAGGTCTTGGCATCAATTTATTCTCATGTGAATGGCCTACTCTTGCACAAATTCCTGGATTTATTGGATTTATGAATACTCCAATCTTGAAGGCAAAAAAAGGCTCTAATGAATTGAATTTCTATAATGAAGGCGAATTCGAAGAATGGAAGGAGAATAATGATATTAAGGGTTGGACTGTTAAATATTATAAAGGTTTAGGTACTAGCACTGGTAAGGAGTTTAGAGAATATTTTGAGAATAGAAAAATTGTTGAATTTCAGTTTAGTGGCAAGGAATCTGATGATGCAATTGATATGGTATTTAATAAAAAACGTGCTGATGATAGAAAAGACTGGTTGAAGATTTATGATAGAGATGCTTACCTTGATACCAGTAAGAAAAATGTATCTTATGAAGATTTTGTTAACAGAGAATTGATTCATTTCTCTAAATATGATTGTGATAGAAGTATTCCTAACTTGATGGATGGTCTTAAGATTTCACAAAGAAAAATTGTATTCGCTGGATTTAAAATAAATATTACTAAAGAAATTAAGGTTGCTCAATTTTCAGGAATTGTATCTAAAGAATCTGGTTATCATCATGGTGAAGCTAGTTTAAATGGTGCTATTGTTGGAATGGCACAAAACTTTGTCGGTTCTAATAATATTAACTTATTCACGCCTAATGGACAATTTGGAACTAGATTACAAGGTGGAAAAGATAGTGCTTCTGAAAGATATATCTTTACACAATTAAATAAAATTACTAGAACAATCTTTCAACAAACTGATGATAATATTCTTGACTATTTGAATGATGATGGGTTATCTGTTGAGCCAATTTATTATGCTCCAATTATTCCTATGATTCTTGTTAATGGTTCTAAGGGTATTGGAACTGGTTTTAGTACTGATATTATGTCTTATAATCCATTACAAATAATCGAATATTTGCAAAATAAACTTAGACATATTGAAGATGAATTTGATTTTATTCCTTATTATGAAGGATTTAAAGGACAAATTATAAAGATTTCGGATGATAAATTCTTAATTAAAGGAATATATGAAAAACTAGCAACCGATAAAATTAGAGTAACTGAATTACCTATTGGATGTTGGACTGAAGATTTTAAGGAATTACTTGAACATTGGTGTAATCCTGGTGAAGATAAAGATAAAAATAAGATTCCAGCAATTATTAAAGATTATGAAGATATGAGTAGAGATACAAATGTAGACTTTACTATTACATTTGTCAAAGGAAAATTAGAAGATTTAGAAAAGTCAAAGGGTGATTATTCCTGTAATGGTCTTGAAAAATTGTTAAAGCTTTATACTACTAATACTACAACTAACATGCATTTATTTGATGCAAATGATATATTGCAAAAATTTGACAAAGTTTCTGATATTATTGATTCTTATTATGATGTAAGATTTAAATTGTATCAAACTAGAAAAGAATATATGATTGAAAGTTTGGATCGTGAATTGATGATGCTTACCAATAAAGCCAAATATATTAAAGAAAATCTTGATGACACCATTGATTTGCGTAAGAAGAAGAAGGAACAAGTTGTAGAAATGTTGCAAACAAAAGGATATGATATTATTGATGGTGACGTAAATTATCATTATTTAACTAAGATGCCAATGGATTCGGTAACTGAAGAAAATGTAGCTAGGCTAAATAAGGAACACGGAGATAAAAAATCTGAATTAGAAATTGTAAAGTCTACTACTATTAATAAGATGTGGTTAAATGAATTAGAAGCTTTAAAGGAACAATATATTGAATATAAAGAAGAAAGAAATAGATTAATGAATGGTGAGGATGTAAAATCAAAGAAGAAGGTTGTATCAAAAACTGCTGTAAAGAAAGTTGTAAAAAAGCAATCATTAGTTGTTGAAGATGATTAAAAATTTAAAAACAAAAATAAATATATTATAAATTAATATAAAGAACTTTAATATATATTTTTTATTTAATATATATTAAAATACTTAATATAAAGCCGACTTTCTTATCGAACCTGTGTTGAGTAGTTATAAAAACTTGCATACAAACGTTTGTCAAAGCCTTTCCTTCTTTTTTAAATGACTCTTGATTATAGAGTTAGAGAGAAAAATAAAAAGAAAATTAGGTATAAAAACACAACTGAACCATTTCATCCCACTTAATACTATTTCTACCAAATAATTTCATTTCATAATCAAATAAACATCTTAAGAATTTTTTATTTGGACATATCATATTTCTTTTATTTCTAACATAATTAAAAGCGTCTTTTAAATTTAAATCATAATAATTCATTATATAAGAAATTACTATTGTTGAAGACCTACTTATACCTGCTGCACAAATAACTAATACAGTCTTCTCACTCTCTATTAATTTTCCTATTTCATCAAAATAGAGAGAAATATCACAATCTGAATTATCTTGTAAATCATATTTATAAATTTTTATGTTTGGGTTATTTAATCTTATATTTAATCCTTCAGCAACACATATTACACAAGTTATATTATTTTCTTTTAACATAATCTCATCGTTTGCACTAACCATATCACCTAAAAATATCTTCTTATCAATTATTTCACTCATTAATTTATATTACACCGACCGAAAAGAAAAATGAGACAAAAACATATTTAAAAATAAATTAAAAATATCATCCCTTAATCTTTTATATTATTATTCATAACTTCTGTTATTTTATTTTCATCAAAGAATTGTCAACAATGTAGAAATTGAAATAATAATTTTATTTTATAAAAAATTGAATATATTTATTGTATTTTAATCACTACACATAAATTAATTACGATGACGAAATCAATTTATACTACAATTACGAATCCATATGTGATAATGCCAAAATATACTAAACTATATCCTAGTAATTATATTAGTTATTATTATAATCCATATTTTCCACATACTAATAGTTGCGATAAAACTCAAACTGATGAAAAAAAACAAAAAAATAATAGACCTAATGTTTCAACGCCTAACAATACAATACATATTCCTTCAATTCCAGATGATATTGATAATACAAAAGAATTAAAAAAACAATTTTCAGAAATTAAATTTATTTATGATGAGATGAACAATGGTTTAGAAATATTGTGTGATTTTACAACTCCTGAAGAAGAAAAAATCAAAAAGGAATATATGGAACTAAATGAGAAATTATTTAATTTGGAGTAAAATTAGAATAGGATTCAATTATCTAGTGAATTATTTGTAAATATATACATGTAGACAATCTAATATTACACATGCTACCATATATTTTGATATTGTTATACGGCTTTCATTTCCATTTTGTATTTGACTTATAAAATGAATTATGCTTTTATTCTTTGCAAAATCTATTTTATAATGTAATGCTATTTGTGTAAATATTTTTTTCCAATAGTCTAAAATATATACTTTAATTTGTATAGAAACTGAACATTCATTTAAGTCGTCATAATAAAATATTGTTGGCATTGAATTTTGATAAACATTATATATACATTTGTATTCATTTACCATATTTACTATACCACTTATAATGGATGAGTCAAATGTTTTAATTGCTGGTATTAATTGGTCTCTTAATTTGCCTCTCTCTGACCAATCTGGGGTTGAATCATATGTATATGGTATATCGTGTTCATTAGCAAAAGCAATTATATTGGATTTTGATACTTTTAATAATGGTCTAAGTACTATAACATCCCGTTCTTTTGATACTTCTTCCATTCCAAATAAATTATTATAGTTCTTTTGTTTTTTTATATTTGAAAACACATTTTCAAGACAATCATCTAAGTTATGACCTAAAATTACAGGAACATAATTATTATCTCTTATATTAATATAAGATTCAAATCGTATGTCACGTGTTATTTGTTCATAAAATTCTCTATCTGTATCACGTTTTCTTTTAATTTCATTAATAGTTCTAACATAATGTGGTATGTTCCATATCGAACACATATGATTTACCATGTCTATTTCTAATTTTTGTTCTGGTCTGTTAGCATAATTAATTGATAATGCTTTTATTTTTATACTAGAGTTGTTTTTAAATATTGAACCTGCTAAATATAAACAAACCATTGAATCAACACCACCTGAAACTGATATAATAATTTCATTAGTTTCAAAATAATGCAAATATTCATTTACACTTTGTTTAAATTTACTATATATATTACAATGTAATATTTCATTAGATAAAGGACAAGTTGTATTTACTGTTGGTGAGTTTGGATCCAAAATTGTGGTTAATATTTCTATATTATTTAATACACTAATATATAACAAATCTTGTTTATTATTAATATTTACAATTGCCTTGATTGTTGCTTGATAAAATCGACGATAAATTGCTATATTATTATTAGAACGCCACTCCGTTACTTTTTGTAGACACCATTCTAGCTCAATTATGTTAAATGTGTGTCTACATGGCATCAAAGCAAAACATCGATGCTCTGGATTTGTAAACTCATCTACAGACTCCTTAATTAAATAAAATAATTCTCTTGCCTTCTTGTCGTGTAGGGCAATAATTTCAGGAATGTCTCTATAAATATGCCTAGATAGCTGGTCATATAATATGATATGAGCTAAAATATGATATAAATTTTCTTTATTATTTATTTCAGGTTTCGCATCTAATATGGTCTTATATTTATTCATTACTAAATTATCAATTGATATAGGACAACCAAACCAATATGGTCGCATAGTTTGAAACCAAAATGTTAACAATTCTTCTTCCATTTTTATGATAAATTATAAAATTATTAAAAAATGGTTTCAATTTTTAATAATTAATATTGATAATTCTATATTAGATAAAGATTTTTCCTCTTGATTAATATATTCATTATTTTTATTTTCAAAATTCCATTTTTAATATGTAATTAAGTATTTAGAGCAATGTGTATTTTAAAACCAACTCTTTAATTCAAGTTGTCTATCTGTATTGCTAGCTTGAATTGGATGTGCAATAGGAACAACTAAGGTGCTTACATCGTCTACATATTTCATATAACCCTGAGCTTCACTATATACCTGTTGTATGCAATAATTTAATACAATTTTATTTAGCTCAGTAATTTGATGAGGAATATTAGATGGTTGATTTACAGAGTGCTGAAGAAATACACTTCTCATTATTATTTTAAGTGAATCACAATCTTGTGGTCCTATTACATATTGTCCATTTGAGCGTTGATATACACCTGCTCTAATACCATTTTGAAGTATTAGTACGTTTTGTTTAGAAAAAAATGCTTGTGACAAAGGGGTCTCATTCCATAAACCCTCAGTTGCATTCCTAAATGTTACACATTGATTAGCAGGTATTTTATCATACATTTCAAATAATGTTGAGGTATTAGGTGATTTTATATTAACACGTCCATTATTTACTTTGTTCATTTATATAAAATAAGCAAATAGAAAAAATTATATTTATTTAATTTATATGGAAGGTTTTCAAAAATTTGTTCTTTTTGCTGCTATAATTATATTAATAATTAGTCTTGTATTCATTGGGATGGCGCTTAGTTATTCTACGGACCAAGAATGGCCTCCTATGATTCCAGATTGTCCTGATTTTTGGTTAATCGATGGTTCTGGAAATAATGCTACATGTATTAATGTAAAAGATTTAGGAACATGTTCTCCTCAAGATGGAGATAAACATTTAAGAATGAACTTTAATACTTCTGCATTTTCAGGGTCTAATGAATTGTGTGCTAAATATACTTGGGCAAAAAATTGCGGAGTATCATGGGATGGAATAACTTATGGTGTAAGTAACCCTTGTCAAACTTAGACGGAATAACTTATGCTGTTAATAATCATTGATAAACTATTTATTTTACATTTTTTCTTATTTTTTGCCTAATAAAATGGGCGTTTTAAATGAGAAAAGGTATAAAAGAATATATAAAACTAAAAGATATTGAAAATAAACATTATAAATATATTTTAATAATTATATGTATAATGAAACTATCTGATTTGCATGATGATATTATTAATTTAATCAAAGAATTTATTCCATATAAGAAGCTCGTATTTGTTAATAAGACATTTTATAATTTATATCATCATACAATCAAGAGTTCTATAAATTTATATGAAAATTATGTTCGTGATGTCATTAGAAGAGATAATGATTTGGTCTTTGAAAAAATACTTGGAGAGAATATAAATTTATGGCTTAAAACTAAACAATATATATATAAAAATATGGTTTTTAACAATTATATTTATTTTATTATTAATTATTGTATTGAAAATAATTCAGACAATTGCATGAAAATTTTAACTAATTATTTAAAGAAACGTGATTTGTGTAGAAATCTACATAAAAAGAATCTTGTTAAATATATAAAATGGACAAATTAAATATAAATAAAATTCTTAATCGATATGAAGAAGAAAAAGAAATTAAAAAAATTCTAAATGATTTTGAATGTAATAAAAACAATCTACTTTTAAAAAAAGGTATTTATATTTATGGTGACCCTGGAACAGGTAAAACCTCATTTGTTTTTAATATATTAAAAGAGCTTAATTATGATATTATTAAATATGATGCAGGTGATATTAGAAATACATCTGTTATAGAAGATATTACAAAACATAATATGTCTGATAAAAATATTATGAGTTTATTTAATAAAAAAATCAAAAAAATTGCCATTATTATGGATGAAATTGATGGAATGAATAACGGTGATAAAGGAGGTATAAATTCACTCATTAAACTTATTAGACCTAAAAAGACGAAAAAACAAAAATTAGAAGAAGTTACTATGAATCCTATTATTTGTATTGGTAACTATAGAGTAGATAAAAAAATTAAAGAACTTATGAAAGTTTGTAATACTATAGAATTAAAAACACCCAATCAACTTCAAATATTAAATATAACAGAATCATTATTCTCTAATATCGAATCTAATTTAAAAACTAAACTAGTCACATATGTTCAAGGTGATTTAAGAAAATTAAATAATATCTACAACTTATTCAAAAATAAGCCTGAACTTTTTACGTGTGACATTATTGAAAATATTCTTCAAATTAAATCATATAATGATGATACAAAAAAAATCACCAATAAACTTATTAAAGGATATTTTCCTCTTAATGAACATAATAATATTATGAATGAAACAGACCGAACAAGTGTTGGATTATTATGGCATGAAAATATTATTGATGTAATTGAAAAAATGGATAAGAAAAAATCTATACCATTCTATATTTCTCAATTAGATAATATATGTTTTGCAGATTATATTGACCGTATTACATTTCAAAAACAAATATGGCAATTTAATGAAATGAGTTCTCTAATTAAGACTTTTAAAAATAATAAATTATATCATGAAACATTTATAACAAAGAATAAAACTATACCATCTGAGGTTAGGTTTACAAAAGTCTTAACTAAATATTCTACTGAATATAATAATTCTCTTTTTATACAGAAGCTATGTCAGAAACTAGGAATGGATAAAAAAGATTTATTTGGATTCTTTATTGAATTAAGTAATAATCATGACACGTCAGAGATAATTAATTTACTTGATAATTATGAAATAAGTAAACTCGATATTAATCGTATTTATAGATATATTGAAAAGTATATTAAAGAAAATGCTACTGGAACAACTGATAAAGAAATTGAAGAAGAAGAAGATGTTGGTGATGAATTAGAAGAATAAGTTTTTCAATTTAAACTATGATAAAAAATTTATAGTTTAAATTTAAATAATATTGAGTTTATCTAACATTAATAGAATGTTGATTTGGAATAATTTTATTCTTTAATTCAAATAACCTAGCATCCCTCTTTAGCTCCCAATTATGTGATAAAACAGGGTCTACATCACACAACGAATGAGATGCATAATGCTGAGGCGAACTATAAAATACCGTGCTAGAACCATTTATACTTTGAGATTCTCCAGTAGCCAAAATAACTTTGAAAAACAAATCTTCATCCTTTGAACCTACAAGGTTTGAAAAATATTCACCAGTCTCTGCATCTCTAATTCGATTTCCAGTTCCACTGGATGTATAAATTTCAATTTTCTTGTTATATAGTCGTCCATCTTTCTTTAAAGCCTTTCTATAAATTACAGTGTAACCCTTATCTTGTCTCTTTACCTTCTCAAACATTTTATCAGCATCGTGTTCGTCAAAATCATTTTGGTCAACTTGATTTAAATAATCGTCCTGGTACATGTCTTATATATTATAATATATAACACATATATCTTTAAATCATTTTAATCTATATTTATTGTTGGACCTTCACTAGATAATTCAATTTTTCTTTCATTTTTCTTTTTTTCTATTTGAGTTGCAATAAGCTGTTTAATTTTATTATTTAAATATTGAACTTGTTCTTTTAATTGATTATTTTCAAACATTAATTGTTCTATCATCATAGCTTGTTCATTAATTTGTTGTTGAGATGTTTTGGGATTTGTAATCATTGTTATTTTATTAATTGCATCTTGATAATCTGCTTGTTGTTTCCTTATTTCTTGAATTTTTCTCTCTCTCTCTATCTTTAATTCGGCTAATTGTTTAGTTACATCAGGTTTATTTTCTGGTTTACCTGGTTCATAATTAATTAATAACTCATCTATATCTTCCATAAAAAACTTTAAGATATCTGGTTCTTTTACTAAATCTTTTGGAGTTAATGGTGTATCATGCACATTAGGATTTGGTATTTGTTTTAATAATTCTTTTTTATCAAATGAATTATGAGTATGTGAAAACACTAATATGGATTTTGTTGATTCTAATTGCACAAATGGAATAGTATAATCTTTTAGAAATTTTCGCTCTTCAGCTACAGATGACTCTTCATCGAATTTTGTTTGATTTAATAATTCTCTTTTAAAAGCAAATGTTGCTGCTGTTGCATGGTTTGGCCCATATGGTCCAAATTGAAACATCTTATTTATATGTTTAAAATAAATAAACATTGCACTTGAACCTGCACATAAAACTTTACTTCCTAGTAATTTTTCTACAGCATGTTTTACTCTATCAGCAGGATAATAATCATCATCATCCATATAAACTATAATATCACCTTTTGACTTTTCATTTGATAAATTTCTTTTTTTACCAATTGTCATTTTTTCATCATATTTAAAATATTTTACATAAGGCAGGTGACTTACTAAATCTTCAATTTTATCAGTGCCATCATCTATAATAATCCATTCCATTTTATCTCTCGGATAAGTTTGATTCTCAATACATTTCATTATTATTGGTATAAAAGGACGTCTATTAAATGTTGGCGTACATATACTAACAAAAGGATGTTTTGGTATTTTATTTTTACCCATTATTATATTACTTAAACAACTATTATTTAAGTAATATTACGATAAAATTATTTGATAGATAATTTTTTTCCTATTTTTCTTAATTCGTTTGAAATGTTGCCACCTTTTTGTCCAAATATCAAATTATAAAAGAATCCTTTTTCATTAAATTTTTTAAATTCTGGTGCTTTACATGTTTTAATAGCTTGTTTATTGCTAACTAATGGGGATAAATTTGATTCTGGAATTGATTTAAAAATATCTAAACCTATTAAACCATAATATATTAATCCAACAGTAAGAATTGAAAAAATACCAGGTAATGTACCTAAATTAGAGAAAGCCAATAAAATAACAAACAAACTTATTATTGATACTATTATTACTTTATAATATTTTAATGTTTCTTTTATGATAGTAAATGATGATATTTGTTTACCATTCATTATAGCTTTAACAAATAATGAAGAAATTACAGAATTATGAAAAACTAATATTGGTAAAATTGAAACAATAGGAAAACCAATTATAATTATAAAAACAAATAGTATTGCTAATCCTGCTCCTAAAAACCAATTTACTGGAGTCGTGATTGTAACATCTTCCCATTGTGGTTTTCCATCACCTGTATCATTTGTATTTGTTTTAAAGAACCACGACATATTTGTAAACCATAAATATATAAAATAAATAGTATTAATTAAAGCTCCAAAAGCAAATAAAAAACCACCAATTAAAGGACCAATACCTACTATTGCTGGTTCAGGAAATGTGGAGTTCATTAAATTCATAATCGTATTAATTGCTGAATAATTAAATTGTAATATAGATTCTATTATTGAAATAAAATAATTTGCTAAAAAGTTTGAAGAAGATTTTTCCTTGTATTTTTTAAATATTTCAACAAGTTTATTTTGCGAATTTATATCATATGGTATTTCCATTTTCATAGACATTTCAGGGTCTGTAAATGTGGTAAAAATATTAGTTTGTATTTTTTCTATATCTGGTTTATTATCAGTATAAGGAGCACAATTAGGTTCGGACGGTAATATATTTGATTGTGCTAATTTACACATAAATAAAATTAATCCACCACTTGAAAAGTATAATATTATTAGAATAATTATCACAATTAAAGAAGTTAGGAATCCTCCTATATTAGATATAAAACTACTTGAAGAAGAGGATGAATCTTGGCCTTTTTTTTCGTCTATAGCACTAGTATCATTATTTGTATCTGACATTACTTATATTAAATTAATATAAAAATTTTAATATCAATTTATTATATGAAATTTTCCTTTAACATAATATTTTTACCCCTTATGACAATGATTTTACTAGTTTTGGTTTTTAATATGATTGATTATTTAGATGCCGAAAAATATATTGTAGAATGCTTTACTTCAGGTACTGTAAGTGATAAAACAACTCATACTGTAGATTTACCGTTAAATACTACTTATAGTTGTCAAAATTTTTGTGGACCAACTTCAAGATGTGCTATAACTGGTCAGCAATGTTTTACTGATTTTGATTGTCCTGGTTGTCAGCCTAATTTATCATCGTCTCCTAAAACATCAGAATGTATTCCTGGTAACAATGATGCAGGTAAATTGACCGTTGGTGTAACACCTACATATTCTCCATTAACAACAGGTTATGGAACTAGAGAAAAAATAATTACTAAGGATATGTATGCTCAGCCACCTCAAGCTAATTTTGGAGTAGATACTTGGAGCAAATCATTTAATGAAGGTCAAAAATTATTTAATAAAAGATATAAACCTAATCAATTACAGAATATGCCAAATTATCCACCAATGTATACTGTAACAGGTGAATTTATAGGAGATGGACCTTTGCCATCAAATTATTAACTTTTATTTATAACTATTTCTTTAGCTATATTTCTGATGATTTTGTCTTGTTTTTCGCTTTCATTATCTCCAATACCTCCCATCGCCTCTATAACTAATTTACTATAATGGTCTGAATATTTCGAATCACTATAGTTGCAGCCTGGATGAAGCTCTTTAAATTTTGGTAAAAGTTTTTCATTTTTAAATGCTACACGTTTGATAGCTTTACGAAGTTTTATTTTTTGTTCATTTTCTTTTTCCCATTTATCTTCGTCTTTGATATAAATAACTTCTCTCTTTTTATCTGCACAATGTACCGGTCTTTTATGAACATCTAGTGCTTTTAAATTTTTAACAATAATATTAGAAATACCATCTACAAAGCCAAGCTTACCTACTTCTTCTAAATCTGATAGTTGTAGTTGAAGAGAATCAATAAAATCATTAATATTCATAGCGTCTTTGCATGTTTCGTTTAGAAATACATTTAAGTTAAAAGTTTTATTGTTATTATTAGAATTATTATTAATTAGAGTGTTATTATTTGTTGTACCAGACATTTCTACAAGCTTATTTGTGAGTTCTTGATTATGTTTTTGAGCTTCACTATTTAATGTTACTAATTCTTTATTTTGCTTTACAACCTCTAGGACAAGGTTGGTCAATGCATTTAATTCATCTTGACTCTTGTAGGGAATATTTTGTTTAAATTGATAACTACACGTTTTCTTATGCTTTGATAGTCCTCTACTATATGTATATTGTCTACCGCAAATGCAATTAAATTTTTGATTTTGCTCAATTTGCTCAATATTCGGCTCCATTGAGCAGGGTTTCGGCTCCACGGCCTTGTTTTTGTGTTTATCGGTTAAAGTATGTCTATCATAGTTTAATTTACGTGACGTTGTATAATCACATTTTATACAACAAAATAATTTACTCATTTTTTGCTCAATTTGCTCAATATTTGGCTCCATCGGCTCCATATAGTATCTATAGAAAAAACTCTTTAAGTTTTTAAATAAAATTTTATCATCACGATAAAATATTTCTTTGGTTTAATTTATGACGATAATTTTCACTATCGTAATAAAAAAAATCGGTCAGTAAGGACGTTTTTGGTATATCAATTTTGGACATTTTTTTTGTCCATTTTAAAAATTCAAAAAAACTTTCCCAAAATTATTTTGATTATTTTCTCTTCAGGTGTAGGGAATAAATATTGACAATTTTTTAGAAAACTAGAGAATTTCCCTTCATTATGTAGTGTATCCGTCTTTAAGTTCTTTTTAAATAGTTAATTAAAACTACTTAAAGAACTTTTTAGATGTTACATCAAATTTTTCAGTAACTAATGCATTTTTTAGATATTTACCACATGGTCCACAATGGTCTTCATTTGCCAAATCTATTTTATTATTGAGTTTTTTGTTACAAACTTCAATATTCCATCTACCTAATGGAGCTTTTAAATTTGACTTTTGTAAAATATTTTTAATTATCGTTATAATTAGCATCATACTTATTTAATAACTTTAATATTATATAAAATTATTAAATCAATTTTTTATTAAAAAGAACTTAAATCAGTAATACCCCTTCCAATAATAAGACCATGAATGTCTTGTGTTCCTTCATATGTATTTACTGCTTCTAAATTCAACATGTGTCTAATTATATGATATTCATCAGATATACCATTACCACCTAACATATCTCTAGCATTTCTAGAAATATTTAATGATTTCAAACAATTATTTCTCTTTATAATTGAAATATTCTCTGGAATAAGTATATTTTCATCTAATAACCTTCCAATTCTTAAAGAAGCTTGAATTCCAAGGGTTATTTCTGATAACATTTCTGTTAATTTTAATTGGACAATTTGATTAGCTGCCAATGGTTTATTAAATTGTTTTCTATCCAAAGTATATTCTCTTGCTCTTAAATAACAATCTTCTGCAGCACCCAATACCCCCCATGATATACCATATCTAGCATTATTTAAACATGAAAATGGTCCTTTTAAACCTTTAACATTTGGAATCATGTTTTCTTTTGGAACCATGACATTATCCATAAAAATCATACCAGTGTTAGATGCTCTTAATGAAAATTTACCTTCAATTTTTGGAGCAGATAATCCAGTCATACCTTTTTCTAATATAAATCCTCTTATAATATTATGCTCATCCTTAGCCCAGACGATAAATATGTCAGCTATTGGTGAATTTGTAATCCAATTTTTACTACCATTTAGAATATAATTATCACCATCAAATCTGGCACGTGTTTTCATACCAGAGGGGTCACTTCCATGGTCTGGTTCAGTTAAACCAAAACAACCAATTAACTCACCTTTTGCTAATTTTGGTAAATACTTATCTTTTTGTTCTTGAGAACCAAATTTATAAATTGGATACATTACCAAAGAAGATTGTACGCTTGCACAACTTCTATAACCACTATCAACTCTCTCTATTTCACGCATAATTAAACCATAAGAAACATAATTGACACCGGCACACCCATAACCATTAATAGTTGGCCCTAACAAACCTACACTTCCCATTTGTTTCATAATATTTTTATCGAATTTTTCATTTCTAAATGATGAAACAACATTTGGCAATAAATTATCTTTCGAAAAATTAAATGCCAAATCTCGAATCGATTTTTCATCTTCTGTTAATTGTGTTTCCAATAAAAATGGATCTTTATAATTAAATAAATTCCTTTTAATTATTCGTCTAAAATTATTATGTCTTAACATGATTTAATGATATAATAATTATGTGTTTAAATTGGTTTATTTTATTATTAAGTTGCATACAATAGCCCAGCATTTCCACCAACAAATATAACCATATTTACCCTTTCTTCTATTAAATACATATTAAAGTTATAGTCATAAATTCTCCATGTTGGCTTGTTAATGCCTATTATATCTCCAGTTGCTGGGTCACAAATTGTTAAAACCTGTGCATAAGGGTCTGCTGGAGGAGTAATAGTTGTAAATTCAAACTGTATGTTTGTGAATCTACTCATATTCATTGCACCAGATGGCTGATACTTTAAAGGGTCTGTATCCAGACAAAAATTATAACAATACAAACCTGGAGGAGCAAAACCAGCTGTTCTTACATATTTTTCTACAAAATTAAATACTCCTTCAGGTAAAACATTCTCTCTATATTGGCCATCAAGTAATATTCCTAATGCAATCAAAATAGATTTAAGATTTTGAGGATTGTAAACCCCTGAATAATATAAACCTGATAATGTTCCGTCTGGGTTTAATCCAGGTCCTAAAAATGGCGGACCTATTGGATTTGGATTTGGATAATCTCCTCCTGTTGAAGCTGGAGTTATATCTTGAGGCATGTATTCATAAGGCCAATTTGTATAATTTGACCATTGATTTCTTAAATTAACATCGCTTCTTTGGAAATAAAACATCCAGCTTATAACCATACCAAGCGAATCCAAATCAATCTTATTTGCTCCAGTTATATTATAGAATGGTTTTTCATAAATTTGTTTGAATAAATATTTTTGTTCATTTTTTGCAAAAATTGTTGATTCATCGTCAGAGAGAAAACAATATGTACAATTTAAATTAATATCTGCAAACCAATTAGTTCTAGTATCTACATAAGATGTAGGTCCTAATTCTTCGTCTGGAGGTGTTTGTAAAAATCTATAGAATTGCATATAATATTGATTAAAATTTGGAGCAATAACCGGATAGTTATTTGTATAATCCATAACATCACGAATAGTAAACCACTGATTAATAGGTCTAAATGTAACATTGATCGATAACTCGTTGTATTGAAGAGCTACTAATGGAAAAGCTTGCGTAGAGAGAAGACTAAACCATGACCCAATTGGAATCCATAATGTTCTGCCCATAATAGAAGGTTGTGCTCCAGCTGGACTTGTTGTATAAAAAGCATTTGGATATGCATTTACACGAGCTCCTGAATTAGCTGGGTCATTTAATTCAGGAACATTGCCTATCATTTCATCAAATAGAGCTCGTTTACTTCCTGAAAAATCTCTTCTAACTGAATTAAGTATATATTGTCCTGAATATTGTTGTAATTGTTGATTACCACAATTGATTGTTATCTTATTGATGATTTGAGCACCTAAATTATCTATCCATTGGAATTCAAAAGGAGCCCAATTTGTATAACTAGTCGAACCGTCGGGGTTAGTATAAGGTTGTGGAGGCATAATTGGAGACCAAATATTTGGCAATGTTATACATATATAGCAATCCATAAGTAAATCGCTATATCTACGTATTTTAAAGGTGAATGTGCTTTCATTTGTAAGACTTAGAGCAGGTGTTCCTTCATAATCCAAACGAAAATTTTGTTTTCCAAAATTGGTGTATTTTTTATAGGTACACTTAAAAAAAGATTTTTCTGGATTTCCGTTTAAAATCAAATTAGCTTGACCTTGCGACACAAGTTGCATTAATCCTCCAGCCATATTTAGTATATAATAGTATTATTTTTTAATTCTTTATTTCATCATAATATAATTTAATAATTTCTAATAATTCTTTATTTTCTTCATTTTCAATTCTTTTAATTTGTTTTTCAATCTCCTCTTTCAAAATAGGTAAACGAGTATACATCATTGGGTTTATAGATTTGCCATTTTTATCCTTAAATTTATCTGGATTGAATCTTATAAATATAAATTTTCCACTATGTAACATATATAAATCATCATAACGAATTTCTTCATCATCTTTATCATATCCTTTATGTTGATTTTCATCTGTTTCAATACATAATAAAGTATTACCAAATAATTTTCTGTGATCTATTCTTCTTCTG